CGTTAGGTTTGGAATTTAACTTTTCCCTTTTCGTTTTTATTTGAGCCATTTCTTTCAATATATCCTTTTTCTTGTAATGATTTCAAATACCTTTCAGCAGTTCTTTTTGTTTTGTTAATTTCAATTGATAATTTTTCTGCTGTTAAAGTAGGATCGTTTAAAATTAATTCTATAATTTTTCTTTCCATTGCATTAAGATTTATACCGACATTTATACCGACATTTATACCGACATTTTTTAAAAAAATGCCACATATATTTTGTTAATCTTCTTCACTTAAAAAATTCATTATAAGTTTAATTATAACTTCTTTTTCTTCCGGCTTTGATTCTGCAGTTAAAACGGTAATTGCAACTAATGTATCGTTTGATATTATTATTTTACCATTTTTAATTAATGCGTGATTTCTATTTAGAAATTCCAAAAATAATGTTGCCGCAATTCTTTTACATCCATCAACAAACGGATGATCTTTAACTAAAAAATATAGTAAATGAGCGGCTTTTTCTTCTAATGAAGGATAAACTTCTTGCCCAAAAACATTTTGATAAACTGCAGCAAGAATTCCATCTAGTTTTCCTTTTTCCTTTTCTACACCAAATACCGATGATGTATTTTTAAACTTCATTGAATCAATAATTGTTCTGCAATCAGAGTATGTTAATCTATATAATGTTTCATTACCTTTTGGTTTAATTAAACATTGATGATCATAGTCATCTAATAAATCTAAAGCTTTAGTATATTCTTCTATAACATTAACTAATGCTTCTTGGTCTATATTTAATGATGATGCAAGCATTTTGTTTTGCACATCAATTGTTTTATTAAGCACTTCTATTCTTCTTTTATTAATAGAATAGCCTTGAATTAAATATTCTTTTAGAATTTTATTAGCCCATTTTCTAAAAATAATACCTCTTTAAGATTTAACTCTATATCCAACAGAAATAATCATATCAAGATTATAAATTTTTATGGCACGATTAACTTTTCTATTTCCTTCAATTTGAACTATCGAGGATTCCTCGACAGTTGAAATATCTAATTCATTTTCTTTCAAAATATTTTTTATATGTAAACTGATATTATCAATTGACACTTCAAATAATAATGCCATTTCTTTTTGTGTAAGCCAAACAGTTTCATTATTAATATCTGTTCTAACATCAATTTCAAAATTATTGTCAACAAATTTTACTATTTTAAATTCATCCATAAACTATAGTCGAGTAGAAATCTCGATACTCCTTTCAAATATTGCATGATTAATTTTTCTATTTTTCTCAATTTGAACTTGTGCGTTTTCCGCACATGTTGAAATAATATCTAATTCTTTGTCTTTATAAATATTACTAATATGCCTGTAAGAAATAATTATAATACAATTTAGCACCACTAGTCAAATAGTGAATTTTAGCACCATTAATATTAAAACGTGTATATTTATTAACATCCTTTTAGCATCATTACTTAATAATGCCAGTAAGGTTATTAAAATACTCTTGCATTAAACTGAAGGCTCTTAATAATAGATAACCATCAACGAAACAATGCTAAATAGTTATATTTAAAGTCATAACCATTTCCCATTTTCTTTCCTATATTTATCCAGCATATGCGAGGACATGATAAGAATCCATAACCTTGTTCATTATGATTCTCGTCATATAATTATTTAATAATTTTCCAGTATCTTTTTTTGTTTGTCCCTATTCTTTCGATGAATCCTTTCTCAACGAGAGATACAAATACTCTGGATACTGTTCTTCTAGATATTCCCAGTTCAACAACTAAAGTATCATATGAAATACTAGGGTTATTAATTAATTCGAGCAAAATTCTTTTCTCATTATCAGTTAATTCATCCGAAAGATTTTTGCCATCATTTTTGCCAAATTACCAACATTTTTGCCATTACAAAATATAATCGTTGTCTAAAAAGTTATTATTTAAAAGTGTTAAGTGGCAAAATTCAAATCGTGTTAAATCGTGTAAATTTTTAGCACCCTTGAGGTTAAATCGTGTAAAAGCAAAATAAAAAGTTGCCAATAGATCTTCTAAATGAAGTCTACCAACAACTTGCAAAACTAATAAAGTTCAGTTTTCAAAACAAAATATCACATTTTAAACGTAAATTCTGCTATTTATGCAATAAAAAAGCCTGATAGCATTGAATCAGACCTATTCTACTATTATGTGTTAGCCTTACCATTTTGATACAATTTCGTACCCTTACTATTTTTTCGTACCCTTTAAATACTCTAGAATTTAGTTATCTTCCGCTGTCTTAACTAATAAATCGTTCAGTAATGAAATTAAAAAGAAAAATAGCATGATTGCAGTTTGATAATCTGTTTTTTCATATTTGTCACTTCTATTATGCATTTGAATATTCCGAATATTCTTTCCTGGCCTTTCTTCTTTCAAACCATTGAAATCCATTTCTGTTGCAAGATAGAACTCTAAAAAATACCTCAATCCAATTGAAATATCTGCTAGTTTATTTGATGGATTCAATATCTGCGTAAGGGTTATCGCATCTGGATCTATAAAAAGAGAGCCATTTGATTCTTTAATTAAAACATTTCTTAATATCTTTTCTATCGTTCCACATAAATTTACTGTGCAACCATTTTCCAATGCTTTTACTAATGTCTCTTTTTCTTGCTTATTTTCATATAAAGTTAAAATATTTTCTAAGATTTCAAAAGAGCCAAATATTTCAGACGATATGCTTATCTCATTGTTAAAGTATTTTTTCTCAACTTGATTGCATGCTAACAAAAGATATTTTGATAAATCGATTGATAGAGTTTCATCGTTTAAAATCCATATCATCATCTGAATGTAACAAGCAAGAAAAAGTTCCATGTCGTGTTGTCTATAATATGGATATTTTTCACTTCTTGGGTTTCCAAGTTCGGAGAATAATTCAGATAAATTATTTTCATTGCTAAGAGTAAAAATATAATTAAATATGTTAGTGAATGCTTTATTCTTAAAATTATGAGTAAGATATACAAATTTAAATTCTTTACTATCTTCTTTTAATTTTTTAATAGCTGAAGATAGGTCAATAGGTCCAAAATTTGTTTTATTTCCATGTTTTATTAAATAGTCATCTAGTTGTGTTTTAAGTTTGACCGAAGTTGAAGAATAATCAGAAATGCATTCTAATTTAAAAAGCGAAGCTAATTTATAATATTCATCAAATTCACAAAAAAGCTGATATATATCAACATTCTTAGAATTAATCACAATATCTTTAATGTGCTTTATAGTTCTTTCACAGATGAATCTCGCTTTCTCTTTCAAGAAGTCATATTTAAAAGCAGCTTTGGTTTTAAATAAGAAATCTAAATAAACTTTGTCATCAAAAACATTCGTTGAATTCAAGTTAGAAAAAAGTGACTTGAAATTTTCGTCATTTTCTTTCTTTGAGTAATAATTTTTGCAGATTTCAAATTTTGATAGTAAAGTCAAATATAAATTCTTTTCTAAAAATATATAAACATCTTTTGTTATACCGCCAGTAAACTTTTCGTATACAAGTTCCAATATCAAACCACAGATTGAATTCCACTTCACTTCGTTATGGTTTCCTTTTGTAAAGATGATTTCAAAATTTTTGTTTACATAAGCAATGAACGACTTGTTGTTAAGATCGATCATTTTATCTAGAAATTTAATTCTGTTTTTTATGTCGTCGGTAAGAATATAGCAATCGATATCTTTAATAAATTTTTTGAATGAACATATCCATAGATATTGATATAAACTCATTAAATCGTTAACAGCACAAGTTAAAGAATCTACGCTCTGTTCCAAGGTGTTTAAATTATCTACAATATTCTTTACAAAAAATCCTGCTGAGAAATCATTCGCCCCATAGTATTTTATGTGATCTAAAAATTCTTTGTGTTGTTCAATATAGCATGACATAATTCACCCCCTTAATGTTTTATCTTAATAATTTCAAATATAAATTTAAAACAGTTTCTCTTGAAAGCAAAACTCAATATCATCATCAATCTTAGTCCACACTCTACCTGTTTTCTTAATCTTTATTGGTGTTACTAGTCTTCTTGTTTTTTTAAAATCATAGGCATAGTAAGTACGATTCATATCTTCCACTTCTAAAATCATGCCTTCCCATTTGCCAGTAGCATGCCACTTACAATATTCTTGAGCAGATATTTTATGAGTAGTAACCAAATCAACAAGTCCGATGATAGATGACTTTCTAGAGTCTACTAAAGCAATAGTTCCACGCTTGGAAGTATCATAAGCTCTAGCATCATAGGCTTTCTTTCCATCAAGAATTTCATCCAAGTATTCTCTAAGCATTATTAGCCCGTACATTATCTTCTATGCCTCGTGCAGTAATCTATTCTTATGTCTTCTAGAATTTTGCTAGCTTTTTCGACTCTATCATGATCTTTTGATAGTTTGTCACATTGTTTTTGATATTCTTGAGAATAAACAAAATTTTGAATATAAATGAACTCAGTATAAGTCTTATGAGCCCACAAGTTTCTATTCTCACATATTTGACTTAGAAAATTATAATCGCTAGAACTGATGAGTGGCTTCCCATCGGAGAAATCTAAATCCTTAAGAATCTTTATCATTTGTCCAAGCGTCTTATTATTCATATCATTCAAATGTTGTTCTACATCACCTTTTAGCATGAATGAATAAATATACTTAAGGTCATGTTCGATTATTTGATAATACATAATTGTCTCACTATGAAGAATCTTGAAATCATTGAAATCCATAGCCATATCACTTCATCTCGTCTATCATTCTGGATAGCCTTGCTTTCTGCTTTTTGTCTAACTTTTGTATTTTCTTTTCCAAACTCAGTTCTTTATTTCCCGGCGGAGTAGTTTTAGTAAGCGTGATTCTATCTCCATTGCATTCAACTTCCACATAATCACCGATGTCAAAGCCTGCCTGCTTCAGCCACTGACCCTTCAAAGTGATGGTTGGGACCTGGATGTAATTTGGCCCCATTGATTGTGCGTGCACTTTCAACTTTCTATTCATTTTCTGCTTCCTTTCTCTTTTACTCGTTTTCTTCTTCATCTTCATCCATCAAATACATAAGCATCTCGAAAGCACAGTCCTTCTGGGCGTCTTTTTTAGAGCTTTCCGAATTGGTGAACGTTTCGTTTACGCTATCGATGCTCATGGTGCACGTCCACACAGGGTTCCCGTCGTCATCGTAGTCCTGCTCGAATTCATAGTTTGGCTTGCTTACCATGCCTTTTTGAACCAATTCATTTATTTGAGCTAAGCATCTATCGTAATCAGCAACCCCCACTTCATCTTCGTATTCGTTGGTGAGATATTCTTCGCTTAGCAACTCTTTATAGCATTTCTTGGCGGCATCCATTCTGGCCTTTGCTTCGCTCGTTCCATATCCTTGGGTTTCAATATCGGTTCCATTGATTTTCAAGTCGCAACAATAAGAAGAATAATCATCAACCCAAGTGTAGTCATATTCAGGCAAGCCGTATCCATTATCTTGAGACCACTCTTGCACTTTGCCTACGTAGTTTCTGCTATCGGTGTCTTCATTGTTGAAGTAATCGTCGAAATCAATCATCGTCTCAACCACGTCGGTAATGGTGTCCATATCCCAATTACAATCTAATGTTACAGCACCAAGAATCGCCTCAAACAAATCTTCTTTTACCGAGTCTTGGTCTTGGATGTTTTGCTTGATATCCCCATTCCCCATTATGAGCTGCGTGTGGAAGCCAAGTTTATCCATGCAAGTCGCAAGTGCCTTCTTTTCGACTAAGTCTTTCTTGATGTCGGTGAACTTCCCTTCATCCAACTTCGTCTGGAAGTATCTAGGATTTTTAAGTTTGAACTCCTTCCATTCTTTGTCGGTGGTAAAGTGGCCGAACCTTTCCATCATTATTCTGATCACCGCCAAATCAAGGGCCTTGTCGCCGATGAATTCCAACACCTCATTGTTTTGACCGCCATTCTCCTGAGAGTAACTTCTCCTTACAAATGCTTGTTGAAGCAAGTCCACGTTTTCAAAGTCATAACCGATAGTCTTCTGAATGCTCTTTAAATCGATTGCCATATTTAGTTCCTCCTTTGGCTTATAGATTTATAGCCTTGAGAGAATTAAAAATAGACCTAAATAATCAGTTTCACAAAAAGCCAATCATTAACAAGGTCTAATTAGTCAAAATATTAAGTATGAATCAACTTGATTTTGTCTTCGCCACTTTCATAGCTTAGATAAAATCCAATTGCGTCATAATCACTATTTAAAGCAATTGACCTATTTCTGCATCTCTCAATGCTAAATAAAGTATAACAAATGATGCAAGAATTTTCTACCTTAAATGAAAATTTGCAAAGAAAACCCCACCTATCGCTAAGTGAGGGTATCATTTTATCAGTCGACCTTTATCTTTTTGCCGTTTCTAAATTCGAACACAATCGACCCATCTCTATTGACTACTGCTTTATCGACAAGGTAGCACCACACATCGTCGTCCCAGTCTTCAAGAACAAGTGGTCTAGTGGCTAGATCATTAATAAACGAATCCATATATTTTGCCTTGGCTTTCCGATTCGATATTTCAGTTTCAAGCTCTTCTATCTTCCTGATTATTTCTTGATGCTCATCATCGTAGAATTTATATTTTTTCTTGAATTCTTCTTGGTTCATCGTCTCGGTGGCGTTTCTGCTCACTAGGCTTTCAGCTAGGACGATAACTTCGTCGTCTCTTTCTTTGAGTTTCTCTATTTGGTCATTGATATCATCGAAGCTAACCAGAGTTTCCTTTATCAGCCTTGCATCCTCGATGATGTTTTCCCTATTACCTATAAACTCGCTGTAGGCTTTTAAGAATTTCTCCTTTATCTCATCTTCGGCAAGCGATGGAGTCTTGCATTTCTCATGGTCCTTGTTGAACTTGGAATTGCATCTGTAGATAGTCTTCTTGTATTTGTCGTTTGAGTGCCATATCTTATGGCCGAAGAAAGCCCCGCAATCAGAGCATACCAGTTTGCTTGAGAATAAGTTCGAACTTGAATATGAAGAACCAATCTCCATTCTTCTTCTTTTCTCGGCTTGGACAATCTCCCATTCGTCCGGGTTTATGATTGGCTCGTGGTGGTTCTCTACATACCAGCTTTCCACTTCGCCGTTGTTTTGAACCGACTTATGGGATAGGAAATCTTTGACGTATGTCTTCATAATCCTTGCATCGCCTTTGTATTTCTCGTTGCTTAGGATGCTTTCGATGGTTGAAACCGACCATTTGTCTTTGCCTGACGGCGATTTTATTTGAAGAGATTCTAATAGTCTTGCAATCGATGATGTCGATTTCCCTTTCATGTATTCCTTGTAAATAAGTCTTACAGTCTTTGCCTGCTCATCGTTGATTACAAAGCCAATCTTCGGGTCGGTTGGGTGTTTCTCATAGCCAAGGAAATGCGAATATGCCACGCTCGTTATCCCTTCGCGGTATCTTTTGTGCTTTCCCCATTTGACATTCTGGGAAATGTTTCTCGATTCTTCTTGGGCTATGGATGCGTTGATTGTCAGATTCAGTTCTCCGTTTGGATCGAAGTTCGAGATATTGTTCTCCTCGAAGAATACCTCAACTCCTCTCTCTTTTAGCTGCCTTGAAAGACCCACGGTATCTAATGTGTTTCGTGCGAATCTGGTAACGGATTTAAGGATTATCTTATCTATCTTCCCGTTCATCGCATCATCAATCATCCTATTGAACTGAACCCTGTGCTTTCTGCTTGTTCCAGTTATTCCTTTGTCCGCATACATCCCGACGAATACCCAATCTGGTCTGCTATTTATCAACTCGGTGTAGTATTTAATTTGGGCTTCATAGGAGTTGGCTTGGTCCTCTTGCTTGGTTGACACTCTCGCATAGGCTGCCACCCTCGTTTTCTTTATGGAGTCGTTCGGAAGATGAGTGATTGGGTTAATCTTCTGTGGAATTATCGTTATCTTTGCCATGTATTCTGTTCCTTTCGTAGTTCCTTTGCCTTGCTTTTTCTCTCATTTCTTCCGTCCACGACTCACTCCTTGAGCGGTCTGACCATTTAGCCATCTTTATTTCTCCATTTTTTAAAATGAACTCCAACTCGTTATCATGATGAACGACTATCTTCTCGACTTTCTTTCTCATTGCCACTTCGTCAAAAGTTGCTATGTTTAAAACTTCCATAGCCGCTTTGATTAAGGCATCTTCTGGCACCGCTTTCGATGAGCAGTATGATTTACCTAGATTGTTGAAGGTATAGCATTCGTATTTCTTATTTTGCCTCGTTTTCTTAAACCCGTATTTCTTTCCACAGATTGCACAATAAAGAAGACCTGTGAATGGATGATTTGGGGTGTTGTCCATCTTTCTGAACTCTTTCGATTTTCTAAGTTTACTAACCTCATCGAATATTTCTTTTGAGACAATGGGCTCATGATCTCCTTCTACCAAGTACATGTCTTTCTCGCCATGGTTCGTCTTCGTCTTTTTTGATATGTAATCGAGCCTGTACGTTTTCTGAAGGAGCAAGTCGCCAGTGTAATTGATGTTGCCTAGTATCCTCGCCACGCTTGTCCTTGACCAGTAAGTGCCCGTCATCGTTGGGACTTTGTCTTCATTCAGCATCTTCGCTATCTTGATGTCTCCATTGCCTTCTAGATAAAGCTCGAAGATTCTTCTTACCACTTTGGCTTGTTCTTCGATAACGATGAATTTATGGTCTTTTATGGTATAGCCGTAGCAATCGTCGCCACCGTAGTTTATCCCTTTCTCGAAGTTCCTCTTGACTCTCCACAACACATTCATGCTGGCGGTTCTTGATTGCTCCTGGGCTGAGCTTGCTAAGATGGAGATTAATAGTTCGCCATTAGATGTCAAAGTGTTTATTCTTTCTTGCTCGAAATAGATGGCGACATTGATTTCCTTTAATCTTCTTATCCACGTGAGAGTCAGTTCCAGATTCCTTGCAAACCTCGATATCGACTTCACCAAGATTAAATCAACCTCGCCGTTTTTGGCATGTTTTAATAGTTCATCGAAGTTTCCTCTTGAAGCTTTCGTCCCAGAAACGCCATAGTCCGAATAGACTCCCACATAGTTCCAATCATTGTGGCTTTGGATGTATTCCGAGAAATAGCTAACTTGGTTCATCAAGCTGTTGAGCATTGACCCTTTCTCGCAAGATACCCTAGCATAGGCAGCCACATTTAGTCTTTTCGGAATCGTCTTTTTCTTTTCGATTTTTCTGATTATCGCCATTGTATCGCCTCCTTGTTTTGTATCATATTCATCACTCTAACATTCCTATTTATCAAGTGATATCTCGATACAAACTCGATTTGTTAAGGCGGTATTTCTTGGCTAATACCGATTCACATTTTCGATATTCCCTTTGAGTGATTATTCCTTGCTTTAGCATAGATTTCAAAACCGATATGGAGCATAAGAACTGAATGTTACTTTCTTTCATTTTCCACTACCCCGTATCTGCTTTTGAAATAGCAAGAAAGAGAGCAAAACTTCGGGTTCTTCGACTTGTAATCATAGAATTCCCTATGACAATAAAAGCAACTATAACGACAGGTTGGATTTCTGCTTATCTTGTCTTTGTTTAGCCTCCAGTATTCTTTTCGGCAACTATCCGAGCAGTATCTTCTTTTTCTATGGCCACCTATGATTTTTATCTTCTTTCCGCATACTGGACATCTTGTTGAATCGCTTGAACCCTTGCAGTAAGAGCTTATGGTGCTTTTTGAAATGCCTAGTAGCTTTGATATCTTGCCATATCCATATCCTTGCTTCCTTAAATCATCTATCTTTTGTCTTTCAGTGCTATTCATCTTTCTCACCTCTTCGGTGGTTTGATGGCTGCTGAAATGAAAAGTCGGCAATAAAAAAGACCCACAGAGTAATTAGCTTCATGGGCCGTAAAAATCCAGTTTATAAACCACTTATGTCAGTTCCGACTTTCTCTTCAAATTCACTGCTTTTTACTTTTTTCAATTGCTCTTTGACTTGAACTAATTTTTCCTTGCTTTCATTAACTAGTTTTACCGAGTTGCTATCGTCAACTATGATTTTTTCTAATTCTTCTATTTCCTTTTCTAATCGTTCTATTTGCGATTTCTTGCCTTGTTCGAATACCTTTTTCCTTTTTTGCCTCTTTATGTCATCTTCCCTTTTCTTTTTTAGTTCATCACAAACAAAGATTTCAACATGTCCACAGCTTTCACAAACATAAACATCTACGGTTGGAGCATAGGTTCCATAACTGCCATCAAACGGGCTTATCGAAGTCCATTCATCTTGAAGTATGTGGCGATCACTTTGAAAAAACTCAGTTCCGCCACACTGCGAGCATTTAATATTTTTCATATCCGTCCCTCCACGAAAATAAACATTATATTTTACCACGGATTTTGTATTTCTATTTGTTTTTCAAAGTATCGATAGTTGCTTCTATTTGCGTGTTTAGCCAAGCATCAAGGCTTCCATAGTTGCTTTTGATGAATTCCTTTACATCTTCACTCATTTGGCTGATTGCTACATCCTTGGCTTTATTTAAGGCTATAAGTTGGCTTTCTTTGTCAAATTTTCCTTCTTTCTTCAACGAATCAACATAGGTTTGAAAGACTGATTTGACTGCGTTGATAACGATGTTTGTCGCAGTCTCCAATATGTTGTTAGCTTTCTCGTTTTTGATTTTTGTAGATAGCCAGCCGATGAGCTTTGTGCCAGCTAAGCTTATTAGTGGAAGAATGATAGCAGTAACTACCACGCTTAAAACATTTAAAAGTATTTCGTTCATTGTTTTTTGTCTCCTTTCAGGTGGATAGATTCATTTCTAATATGATCATCTACCTTTTGTTCGATTTTGATTATTCTCGAGTGCAAGTCGTCGTATTTCTCCTCGAGCTTGTCCAGTGTCTTCTCTATCCTGTCGATGGAAGACTTGATGTATCCGACATCTGAAATCAACACCCCTTCGTTTTTGCCTTCCTGCTTGTTGTCCCCTTTGGCATTTCTCCTGAACGCAAGGAAGGCGAAGAGAATCGATGAAATAGATGACATAACCGATATGATTGTCAGCGTTATCTCCAAGTTATCCATTGATGAGTTTCTCCCTTATTTCCTTTATCTCGTCGAAGTATTTATTGATTTTCTTGAGATAGTATTTATTCTTGTCTTCGTTTTGCCAGTTGTATTTGAAATCGAGTAGCTCTTCCTTGTATTTGTCTGGCACATCAAAGTTGAACTTCCCGGTCTTCAGATAGTTCTCGATTTGTCCTCTCATCCTGATAACGTGGTAAAACTTCTTGCCCAACAAGTCTGTGCCATCGAGGCAGAATCCGTAATAATCAATGAACTCTCTTAGGAAATCGGGAACAATCCCATTGAAGTCAAAGCCCTTATATTTCTCGTACTCTTCTTTATATTCGTCGCTTAGGTATACCAGTGTGCCAGGCAGTCCCAAGTAGACATCGGCAAAGCTTTTTCTATAGGAGTTCAATTCCGTATCGTCCATATCAAATCTCTTTGTGATGTATTCCTTGGGATAGACAAACAAATCGACATCGGATACATCGGACTTGTATGGGTATGGGATTCCATCGACAAACACTTCAAGATCGATGTCACTTTTCCCTTTGGTGTAGGTTCCATATGCCAAGCTGCCGCCATAGTAGATGAACATAATCTTGTAGTTATAGAAAATCTGGATGAGTCGTTTCACAAAATCGTTTATATCAGCTTCTTTTCTTTCAGCATCGCCGTTTAGTTTCATTTCGTTAATCATCAATTGCGTCCTCCAATCCTTCGACATTATCTCTTAACCACTTATAGGCCTTTGAGATGATGCCTCCTTCAATGAAAAACGGATAGTCATCTTTAGGCACTTCAATATCAATGGTGTCTATAGGTTCGTATCCGTTATTTCTTAGTTCTTTACCTACATATGAGCCTACTGATATTATCACTGTCTTTTCAATGGCGTTAAGTGACACGCACAACACTCTATGGTAGCTAGGTTTTATTCCGTAGCTAGAAGATAACTCTTTAATTAGTGCCATCAGCTATTACCTCCGGTCGAAGTAGGCTCATATACCTTTACCAATTTGATTCCTGAGTAGGTTCTAACATAGATGTTGCCTGTGTTTTTATTGATTGCTATCTCACCATACTTTGTAAGCTTACTTATAGTTGGGGTTGTTGTTCCCCTTTTTAAAAGAATTGTCATCAGTATGTACCCCCATCAATTGTCGAATCCTTGCTCAAGATGACGTCCTTGTTGATTGCCATCATGAACGATTTAGTCTTGCATCCATACATCTCAATCTCTTTGTAGGAACCGATCAAGCCATCTCCGATTCCGTATTTTGCAACGTCTTCATCGCTTCTCCATAGGACACCTTGGTTGTCCCAAAATGTGGAGCAATAGGCGTTGTCTATGAAGTTCTTTTGCTTCTCGGTCAAGTGAGTTGCATCATTTTTGTGGGCGGTGAAGACTGTATTACTTACACCGCCTAAATCAGATAAAGTGACGCTGACCGAACCAGTTTTACCATTGACTGAAGAAACTTTATCAACTGGGGTTTTAAGTTCTAGCCAATTTGACAAAGTCGAATAAGGTGCTTGTTGAAGAATGAAAGTCTTTGAAAGGTCAGTTCTTATACATACATCACCAAGATCAGCAGCGCTGAGCTTTATCATCTCGGCATCTGAACTTGCAGTAAATGTATTTGTTAAAGCAACTGATGGAATAACAGAATCAGGGAGTTTTCCACTTGCATTCAAGACTGGAATTTGGCCACCAAGTGTTCCTATGTTTTTCTTAGCAGCCGTTCCAAGTCCCTGTGCATCAATTTTAGATTTGATGAGTGATTCAGTATTTGCTTTATTCAAGTATTCAAGATAATCGTTTGTGGTTAATGGGCTTGATGTTGATGCGGTCTTATCGGCTTTTGATATATATAGATTCCCACCATTCAAGTCCACGAGTGGCTCACCAGATTTGACTGAGCCTTTATTCCCTACCAGCGGTCCGTTTCCGCTAGTTGTTCTTCTTTTGATTTGTATTGTCGCCATTTTTCTTTCCTCCTAATTTTTTTAATAGACGATGTAGACGTATGTGACTTCATAGCCACTGACCCCCACTTGGATGGTTAAAGTATTGCCACTCATCTCCAAGAATCCTTGGTATTGTGTCCCGCTGTATAGATATTTGAATGACAGCGTCGTTCTTCTTCTAATCATATATATCGGTGCACTAACGACGTTATCCATGACAGAGAAATAGATGATGTAGCTGCTTTTGTCCGAAAACGAGCTGAGGTCGAATTTGGAGTATTTGTTACCCCTCGCAGATAGATAGACGCTTGAAGTTCTCAATCCATGTTGCTTGCTGTCAATCAGTTCCCTTACCGCTTTGTCATTTAAGCCTATCTTATTGTTTAGAGCGTTGACATTAGTGAGTAGCTGAGTCTCATTGGTATCGATATAAGAAGTGACATTTGTGATCAAAGAAAGAGATGATGCGGTCTTTAAATATCCCACAAGTGGAAATTCATAGATACCATCATTTAAAAGCAAGTCTTCTTGAGTCAATGATGGAAAGCTTGTAGATGTTCCTTCTTTGAGTTCTATCCCCGCCTCATCGTTTCTAGTGTCTATTTTCAAGATGACATAGCCTTTCCTTTCGGCAATCAATGGAACGATGATTGAAGTGTTGTTTTCAATGTAGACTCTTCTTCCGTAGATTGAGACGAAACCGTCCTTGAATGTGATTTTCCCACCACTTGTCGATGGAGTACACGCTCCACCTAAGTCTCTAAAAATTCCGTTTTGCTTGTTTGTTAAATAGTAATTGAAAAAGGCATCGTTTTTTGCAGAATTCAATGCTTCATCGAATGTTAGTTTTGTTATTGCCATTAAAATGTACCTCCGTCTGCGTTAATAGCACTAGTCACGCTTATTTTTTTGTTTGAACCATCATTTGAGCTATTCATCATCTTGATTCGATCAGTCAGCGAGTTTCTCTGCTCTCCAAGAGTTAAATAGCAGACATTGAGGCTTCCTTTGTATCTTATTTGAGTCAATGCCGTGTTGTAGATTCTTCCCTTGTTATAGAAAGTGATATCAGTTCCTAAAAACAAGTTACCAAGTGGTTTATAAGTGAAGTTCTTTGAATCTAAATCGAAGGTGATTTGATGGTCCGCACTTTCAGATGACATCTCATTTTGTGCCTTGCTTTGTAAAAAATCGAATTCATTATCAGAATAGTAACTAGATTTGAAACTAACTGTTTGATATCTATTCTTGTTGTTTTTATCTTTTGAAATCTCACCGCTTGTTAAAAGATAGAAAGTCTCAATTGTTTTATGAGTTGTGTTTTCTTTCTTTGGGTAAAACACACATTTATTGACTATATCTTTGCTCGATTCTTTTATCTCAAGGTTTGAAACAGCTTTGATGTCGCTCCTTAGACTTATCGAGTTGCCGTTTCTATTGATATCTACGACAATGCTTTCAAATCTTCCCCTATTAAATTCAGTTTTAAATGTGACAATTATTCCATAGTTTTTAGAAAGAAGTTCAATCAAGTCTGTTATTTTTACTAGGCTGTCATCGCCGTAGGAAATAGAGCCTTCCACATCATCATTAGCGTTGACTTTAAGGTATTTAAGATTTTGAAGAGTGTCATCTGAAGATGCGAAGACTTCCATTATCTTGTCTTTTAAAAACTCACATAGGTTACCTTCAAAACTATCAATTGGAATCTCAACATCGAACATGTCTTTGAAATCAACTAACTGAACTTGCATCGTCTTATCTTCGTTTAAAGTCAAGGATTCAACAATTCCAATGAATGAGATATTCTCTTCTTTCAAAACCGCGATATCGCCGACCACTGCATTAATGGAATCCTTGTTGACAGTGAAGTTAGATTTTTGAGTTACAACTGAGTCGATGATTAAGTCAAAGTCAAGACTTACGATTGCATAGTCTTTGTATCTCAGTGAACTTCTGTCTAGAAAAATTAGTCTCATATCAGTTACCTAGATACCCTTCCACCATCGTTATCACACACTTTGTATCACCTGTAGAATAAGGAATGAATAGAAGTTCATAGTCCCCTCTTTCCACGAAGATGAAGTTTTCATAAGCAAAGTCTTGGTACTCATAGCCGTCTATCATCCTATCCCCATCGATAACGGTTATCTTCTGCCTTGTTGGGAACGCATCTATCTCAATGGTGCAGTTGAGTGACTCATAATAGATTTTTGCTCTCCCTACTTCCTTGCCTTCTTTTGAAATGATTATCTCCGGGTTATTCACATCGCCTTCGATAAGGAATCTCAGTGGTGCTTTAGCGTAACCGTTATTTGTGATCGTCATCTTTCCTTTGTTTGACAATGAATACCTATACGGATACTTGTAGGGATAGACCTTGCCTTCTTTTTTGACATCAATGGTTATTTCTTTTGTAACATCTTTAAACCAATATGAGAGCTTTTTAAGTTTCAGTTCGCTTGTGATTGCATTTGATGTTAGCTGAGCTTTAGTCAGCTCTTCCACTTCGCAGTTGATATATTTCTCATCATCGCTTTTGTAGTAAAGGAATAATTCGGTCGAGTTCTCCAAATACGAAAGAAAGGTCTTATATCCCCTGTATCCATTTAAGAAAGTGAGGGTTAGGGTAATGTCGCTTGTCGGGTTCTTCTCGATGCCTTTGGAATAGATGTTGTCATAGTCAAGATAGGTATTTTCTTTAGCAAAGCCAAGACCAGAGACATCAGAGATGAGGACCTTGCTTTTATAATTGAAAAAGAACGCTTCTCCTTTATCATTTTTGAGATGGAAAGTCCTCATAAGTAATTACCTCCTAGTTTCCTATTTAGCATATCGATATCTATTTCTGGTGATGTTGTGTTGACCGTGATGTTGTTTGTGGTGTTTGTCGTGTTGTTATTTGTTGTTTGGCTATTTTTCCCTTTCTTACTCAAATTGAAAGTATCAGAGAACCAACTACCGACATTAGAAAACCATCCACCCACTTTTTTATTTGCATCTTTAAACCAATTGCCGATGTTCTTTCCAACATTTGAGAACCAACCGCTGACATTATCCCAAGTGCTCTTTGCCCATGATGAGACATTATCGAAAGCACTCTTGCAGAAATCCTTGATTCCATCTACTGCCTTTAGGAAGAAATCCTTGATTCCGTTTCCGATGTTTCCTATCCATTCGTTAAAAGATGAAAAAGAAGAATTAAGCCAATCAAACAATCCTGCGAATTTGTCGCTTACCCAACCGATGGCATTTGAAACGATGTCGACTGAGCCGTTTGCGAATTCATCAAGATTAGAAGAGAATCCATCAAAGATTGAACCAATATTGGAAACGAGCCAATTGATAGCATCTGTTATCCAGTTAATGAGATTTAAGATAGGCTCCAAAAGTGTTGAGATGACTTCTAGTATTGGTGCTAGTGTGTTTTCTAAGACATCTCCAATCGATGAAAGAATAGGTTCAAAAGCACTGAGTATGTCTGTGATAATCTTCAATAATGTTGTGAGTGGCTTAAGAATGACATTGAGTATCGGTTCAAGTGCTTTGAATACTGAAGAGAGAATCGAGATGATGGATTTAAGTACTGTAAATATTGGTTTTAATAGTTCAATGATAATCTTGAGTATTGGTTTTAAGATTTTCACAAGAACACTTACCGCTTCACTTACAAGCTCAATCACCACTTCGATAACATCCATCAAGACATCAAGAATAGACATCAATGGGTCAAGAACACTATCAATCAAACTCAATACTGCATCGATTATCTCTCCTGCTAGGTCAATGAGTATTTCAAGTACTTCTGATATTGGTTCAAGTATCGACTCAATAAGCTCGGCCGCTTTTAATATGATATTTGCTAGACAGTTAACAACTCTTTGAATAAGTGGAATCAAAGCCTGAATTATCGAAACTACCGCATTCAGTACCTTTTCAACAATAGACATCGTCTTTTCCATCAAATCAACCAAAACATCGATTATGGAATTGATAAGATTCATCAAGACTTCAATTGTCGGTTCGAGTGATTTTAAAAGCCCCATCAAGGATTCAATCACCTTGCTTAAAGCACCTTCCAGCATCTCGATGATTCTTGCAAGCAGTTTTCTGAAGTTCTCATTTTGAAGCAAAAGGACTGCAATTGCAGCAATCAAGCCTACCCAACCAAGAGTTGATAACTTGACTCCAGACCCCACTGCTTTGAGTGTTGAAGAAATAGCTCCAAGGCTTGATTTGAGTTTATTTATTAAAGTCATCACTTTTCCAACGATTGTTAAAGCTGGGCCAAGAGCAGTAATCACTCCACCAACCACAAGGATTATCTTTTTTGTCTTACTGGATAATTCATCGAATCTTTTTATGAGCTCTTTGGCCTTTGGAATGATGGTGTCTTTTAAAAGGGAGACAACCTTGCTTATCAGTGGTAAAAAAACCTGTGCAAGCTCGTTTTTTAGTGAGTTGAATGCAAGTTTTAATTTGGATATTTCATCAGTGAACTGACCAGCTTTCTCAGCGTCTTCATTGGACACAATGCCTAACTCCTTGCATTCTTTTTTCAAGTTTGATACTTGTTTACTGGATGCGGATAAAAGCTGTGTTAACTCAGTCCCTAGCTTGTCACCGAATATCTCGTTTGCGACTGCCGTCCTTGTTGCTTCGTCTTTTAAGTCGGCTAGTGAATCTCTAATCTTGTTGAAAGCATCATCTGTCGACAAGCCTTCCAGGTCTTTTGCGGTGAGTCCTACAAGCTTTAGTTTCTCATTGACTGAATCGATATTCCCACTGGCGATGTCGCCAAGAATTGAATTTACTTTTATGAATGCCTTTTGAAGAGAGTTTGCATCTACTGCCAATATCTCTGCCACATACATCCACTCTTGATAAGCCTCGGCGTTTAAATACACTTTTGATGCATTATCTGCTAGGTCATCTGATGCTTTCAAAGAATTATAAGAAAGAGCTGTCAAAGCGGATACTGCACCAGTTATTGGAATGGTTACATACTTGGTGAGATTTGAACCGAGCTTTGATAGCTTGTCCCATTTTACATTACCGAGGTCTACTATCTTCTTTTTAGTACTTTCAAGCTCACCATTTAGTTTTGAAATATCTGCTTGTGTATATTCGACACTTCTTCTTATCTTATTGAACTCTTCTTGACTGATTGCACCAATTTTTAAAGCAGATTTGGCTTGTTCTAACTTTTGATTTTGAGCTATTAATCTCTGTTTTGTCGTCTCAAGAGTTCTATTTAATGCATCCTGTTTCTCCTTCCACAAGGAAATGTTGGTCGGATCATATTTGAGCCTTTGATTGATTGTTTTTAAATCTGCTTGCTGTTCCTTCAATTCTTTCTTTAGTTTATTTAAAGACTCGGTGAGCTCAGTGGCATCTAGACCGAGTTTTATATTTATACCGCTAATCGTTTCCGCCATTAAGCTCACCTCCTATAAAAGAAATCTGTCTATATCTGTTTGAGTAGCAGTTCTTGAGTTATCTTCATCAACTCCCATAGACTCCTTAAACAAATCAAGAAGCTCGAAGTAAGTATCAATCTCAATAAAAAAGGCATCCCTGATTGAGATACCCATTTGTGAAAGATTGAAGATGATGTTGCTTACCGCTTCGTGATTTGACTCACTAGGGATTTGTTTGCTTTCCCTCTTGTTTGCTTTTGCTTTGAAAAAGGCTTGAGAAGACATTAGTAATGTTTTTCATGTCTTCTTCACTGCTGATAATCGAGAAATCGAAGTCATCTAAGAATTCATTGTATGTCTTATCTGTGTAAGGTTTATTCAAGACATAGATAACTTGGAAGAGAATGGCGATGAGTTCAGAAAAATCCCCCATACCATTTAATCCACCGCTCAGCTTATCGATGTCTTTGAACAAGTCAGTACCAAATGTGCTCTTGTAATCGATCAATGTTTTCAAAGATGATCTGATTTGAAGTTCTTTGTTTCCAATTTTGATTGTGCTTTCCATAGTTATTTAACCTCCGGTAATTTTGGCACAGTGGTCAAGAATGTGTCGTAGTTATCATCGCCTTTACTAGATGAGACGAATGTGACTAAGTTATCATTCCCCACTTCGATAGGTCTTGCGGTGATATTGAGTGTGATGGCGTTTGCTTCCACCGACTCGCTCTTGCTTTTAGATGATTCGTTGATTGGCGTTACAGTGCAAAGGTAGAACCATACTCTTCTCGCTTTGATATCCCCTTGAAACTCCATTCCTAAAGAGAAAGTGACTACATCAGCGTTTGCAATCTCAACAAGGTTGCCATTCTCAAGTTTCTTGTATCCTAGAACATCAACCTTGAAATCGTCTGGCACTTCGGTCACTTTGAGCGTGATTGTTCTTCCTGCGTTTTGATTTAAAGTTGCAATAACTGTATCATCTGCATAGATTGGCGTCGAGCTTCCGATGACGTCGCTTGTGAATTCCTGTGCACCGCTTAATGCTTTAGGCTCGGCAAGGGACCACTCACCACTGTCTGATAATGTTGCAATTGAATAATGGACATTTCTAAGTCCGAATGTGATTTTATTGTTTGCCATTTATTATTCCTCCATTTTGATTTGATAAACTCTATTGACTGAGCGGTCGCTGTTGTGTGTCTCACTCAGCAAAGAGAAACATATATCGTTTTTTGATAGCTCCTTTTCTAATTTTTCTTCCAGTTCCTTATCCTTCTTCTTGCTCACCAAGGTTATCTGAATGTTCGATGTGTATCTGATTGGCTTATCATCAAAAAACAACGATGGTCTTCTTGAAATCTCTTGATAGACAATATAGGGCATCTTAGCATTATCTTGATTATCGTAGATGTTAGTCCCATAAAACACCTTGCCTTTGAACAAGGAATCAAGAAGTGAGTAAATCTTTTCTAATTTCATATCATCTTCCCTCGATTATCTTTCTGATGTCTTCCAACATCTTGGGCGTGAATTCATCGTAGGCAGGTCTTAAAAACGGTCTAGCAGGGACATACATTCCACTTCTATGCTTGAAACCAAGCTCAATAAGATGAACAAGTCTCCCCTTTGTTTTAGAAGAGATATAAATCACCTTGTTTACTCCGCTTCCGACATATGTCTTTACAAACGAATCTTTAAGATGTTTAGTGCTATTCCCTTTTGGACAATTCGCTTTTATGTAATCGATGATGTCATCTGCCACTTTTTCAAGTTCTTCCATTGATTTTGAGATTACTTCTTTTCCATAGCTTTCAACCACTTGTGATAATCTGATTGCTAATTCATCAACTTTGAAATTCATAAAGCATCACCAAACTCTCCATCCACTTGAGCGAAATAAAGCTCGATAAACATGCCAGTGATATAGGTTCTTTCAACCTTGTATGTCTTTCCATTTATCTTGGCGTATTTTTGATTGCCGTAGGATTTGAAATAGATCTTTACTTTGAATTCATAAGTGACACTGAGTGAAACGGAAGAAACATACTCATTAGACGTGATTGAAAGCAAAGTCCCCATCACTTCTTTTCGATTTGTCGCTTCTTGGTGCTTGACTCCGATTTTATCAATGACACTCACAACTGAAAAAAGAGTGATTTTTGTATTTGCGGAATTTGGAAACATCTACTTGCCTCCCTTAGTAAGTAGGGCTTGCCTAACTAGTAAATCAAAGCTTGATGGTAGCTCTTTTACACTGCCGTCAGTCTTAAATCCAAAGTATGTCTTAACATAGATGAGTATCAAGCCTTTGACCAGTGAATCGTCGCTTTTTGCCATTTCCATAGACAAGCCCATGGAGACAAGAAGGGTCTCGCACGAGCTGATGTGAAGGTTGATCTCATCATCTGCAAAGGTGTCACTTTCATTTAACATCAGTGCCTTTTTTATCTCGCTTAAGAATTGATTCTCGTCTCTCATAGCTATTTACCTACTTTGAAGAAGGCGTGGATTTTGTTTCGCCAGCTTTCTTCTTGATCCTTAAGAAGCCATTGAACCCGACGACATTGCCGCCTGTGAAGACGGAAGACTTGTAGCAGATGATGCCATCCTTGAACTTGTAGTCTGTTGATTTGGCGATTTCGACAGGAGAAAAGATAGGAACTTCATAGTTGGTCAAAGCACCATAGGCCATGCAGTAATCACCAACGGTTGTATTAGGGTCAGAGACAGCCTTGCAGTTGGAGTTGATGATATAAGGGATTCCATCGATGGTGCTTGCTTGATAATCGATTGTGTGGACCTTTCTTCCTTCTGGTGTTCTAAGCTTGGCAAAGGCTCTCAAATCGTTCTTGTTTAAAATCAAGACTGCACCACCTTCGACTTCTTCATCTCCACCATAAGCAAAGACGATATCATCAAGGGTTGTATCGGTAATTTCAGAAAGCTCGAGTGGCTTAGATTCACCGAGTGCCACTGCTTTCTCAGAGAAGATACCAGTAAAAGTGTTTGAAGTGCCAAGTCCCCTTAAGATTTGCTCCGAGATTTTCTTTCTCAAAGAGATGTTGATGTTCTTCAATACTTCCACTTGATAAGGAATGGATGGGAGTTTTTCAAGCTCTTCAGTGATTTCACTATAGGCAGTTACTTTGACCTTGGTGATGGTGCAATATCCGAATTTTGGCTCGGTTTCATTATACGCACTTCCTTCATCAGTCAAGCCTGCAGTACCATGCGATTTAACAAAACTCTTTGTGTATGTTTCACCGCCAATCAAATTAACCACTTTGACTTTGTCGACAAGCGTAGAAACTTCAGAATATGGAACAGGTGCAAGTTCGCCATCTACATGATTTGGAAGCAAGATTTCATCGCTGGAGACAGTGATAGTTCTATTTTCTTTCAAGTCGATGCCACGCTTTTCTAACATCTCATCGTCCATCGATTTACTTTCCATCTTGATGGGATTGATGATGGTCTTGTTAGCGATATTCATCTTGGTTTCAATTTGTTTTCTCTCTTCTTGGAGCATGTCACATTCTTTGCTCATCGAAATGAGTCTCTCTACATCCTTTTCTTCTTCGGATGCTTTTCTGATTTCTTCTAATCTTGAGTTGATTTCACTCATTCTTGCGTTTAAATTCATCTTTAATTTCCTCCTAGTAATTTGTTTTGATTTGAATTTTAAGCTTTAAGATTTCTGCTTCCTTTTTCGCTTTTTCCATATCCATAGCCTTTAGCTCGGTATCCACCAAAGCCAAGGAGCGAGACACGGCAATCGAAGTCTGATCATAAGCTGGCAAATCGACAACGCTCACATCAAAGAGCCTATCAATACCCGTGATTGTTCTTTTTGGAATGCTGCCGCTTCTATCAATCTTCTGAGAGCTTACCGTGAAAGCAAAACTCATCTTATCTAAAAGTCCGGCCTTGACCATCTTGTAGATATCCTTGTTGGATTCCGTATCGATGAGTTCCGCACGAACCTTTAAACCAATGTCGTCTACCACAAGCTGCAACGATCTGTTTCTTGTTCTTGCAATAATCAAATGCGAGTCGTCGTGGTTATATTTCATAGGGACATCTTTCATATTGGCGTTAGTCAAAGCGTTTCTATCGATTGACTCGATAAAGCCGTTATCTTCATCGCCAATCAGTGTCTCCTTATCAAAAACTAGTGCGTATCCTTCAAGAATCATCTTGTCATCTTCTTGATCTTTATGTTCGATACTAGCTAGTCTGTTTTCAATTTTTGTCTTGTCCATTTCCATTTCCTCCATTGTTATCTTCGCCTACTTGATAGGTGTTGGCCTTGCTTGCATCCACATAGTTAAGGGATTGAAGCCTCTTGTCTCCACCCTCTATTGGCTCAAGCCCAAGCAAACCTCTTGATTCGTTTAAGCTCATTATCCCAAGCCCCATAAGCTTCTCGATTGCACCGACCTTCGTGTTCCATGATGCGTATTGGAGCCTTTCCGAGAAGAAGATGATTTCCTCTCCCCTTTCAAGCTGATTGTCGGTCAATAGCCCCAAAGAGAAAGCTTCGCTAAGTTGAATGGCAAGTGGCTCAATTGTCGACTCGTAGAAAGAGTTGTATTCGTCCTCGTTGTAGTTGTTCGAGAATATCGCCTTTGACACTCCATAGTAATCGAGTATCTTGCTCTGAACGAAATCCAGTGTCGTCGATTCCACCACCTTGGGGTCTGCGGTTAGTGGAACATACTCTGCTTTGGTGTCCATTGGAACTATCGAACTATCGCCTTCAGTTGCTTTTAAGATTGCCCTTTGGAATTCATCTAGTTGTTTCATCTTGTCGCTTTCTTTGAGCATTCCGTTTATCTTCAAGATACCTTTGATTTTAAATGACGTCTGAATGGCGGCATTCACACCTTGAAGAAGAGCGTCGTTTGTTTTGACCGTCTTTAAAAGGGCATCGTGGTCACCTTTGGAATTAGAGCCACCAAAGAAATCGTTCTTATAAAAGAATCTTCTGAGATGGATGATGTTCTCAGTCGGTATCTCATAACTAGTCCCATCATCAAAATAGAATTTGTAGGTATGGCTACCATCTTTATATTCAATCGGCTCGACGATATTTGGATTCAAAGGATACAGTCCCTTGAGCGTGAAGTCTTTCCTGTCGTAGAGTGGGTAGATGAATGCATTGTCATTTAAAAGAAGCAAAGACACCACCTTGTAAAGGAACTGATAAGGAGTCATTAGCTCGTTCGGTTTCCTTTTTAAGCAGAAAGTGATTGAGCCATTCTTCTCGCTTTGGATTCCGTTTCCGTCTACTTTGATGTATCTGCCTTTGAGCTTGGCACACTGCGATGCAATTCTATCGATGCAAATCATCACCACATCGCTTTTCAAGACGCTGTCGCCAAAAGGAACAAGAGGAATCTCAAGCCCGTGGACCATCTTAAAGCCTGTTATCGGATCGTTAGATTTGTTTTTTCTTTTGAATAACCCCATTTACTTTCCTCCTAGCTTTGCATGTTCTCATACTCTTTTGTGTATCTATTCAAGACGGCATAGGCTATGATCAGTGCAACCGCACCGTCTATTCTCTTAAATCTTGAATTAACCTTGCTCGGCTGTATGTTTCCGTTGATATCGACTTTCGCTTGGGTGTTAGCCAAACACCACTTCAACACAGGATTGTTATCATAGATGACATCCTTGTTCTTGATATCGGCTTCCAGTTGTTTCATCGGCTCGGATAGCGTATATACTCCTTGCCTAATCTTCTCTAGTGTGAACCCTGCTTCTTCCATCTCATCCACCCAGTACTGCGAGTTCCAAGGGTCATAGCCAACCCACAAAGGCCTTATCTCAAAATCCCTTGCCATATGAAGAAACCAATCGGTTACCTTCGAGAAGTCGTTCTTGTTTCCATCGGTAAGAGTTATGAATCCTTTCTTTACCCAGATGTCATAGGGGACGCTATCTTCTTCGATTCTTTTCTCTAGCACTTCACTTGGCATAAAGAAATGAGGGATTACATACTTCTTCTTGTCCTTGATGACAACTATAACCGCTGCCGTCAAATCCGTTGTGGAGGATAAATCAACTCCTGCCACCGCATAAGAATCTCGAAGAAACTCAATGTCGAATTTAGTCTCGTTATTTAGCTCATCGAACGTCAGCCAAGTGCCACTTTCAAGTTGCTTGATGTTGTAGTCTTTACATAGCATGGTCAGCCTTGTCGATAAGTCGTTTTTGGCTTTGTTCATGATGTCTTCTAAATAACTTGTCGTCTTAACCTTGCCAAGCGATGGGTTTGATTTTTGCCATGATGATTTATCAGTGTAGATTTCGTTTTCGCTGTCTTGCGTGTAAAGCCAAGGGAGTACTCTTTCATCGTCTATCTCGCCTTTTATCATCTTCCTAGCGTATTCGAGTTTCCTGTCTAAAAAGCCACCGACGACATTACCTTCAGTTGTGATAATGAAAATCAGTGGTTCTCTCTTAGTTGATTGCGACTGCTTGATGGCATCGTAGACCTTTGCGTCTGTCATTTGATGAACTTCGTCTATGCACCCTACTTCGATGTTGTAGCCGTCAAGGTTTCTCGATTGGCCAGATAGTTTCTTGATTTTGTTTTTCGTCTTCGGGGAGTAGATATAGAAGATGTTCTTTCTGCTCCTGTTGGTTTTTGAGAGTGCCTTGGATTGTTCTCTCATGTTGTTTATCTCTTCGAAGAGAATGGATGCTTGATCGTTGGTGTTTGATGCACAGACAATATCGACACCACCTTTTGAAAGGAAGAATTCCGCCAAGTCAATCCCAGCAACGAATGTCGTCTTTCCGTTTTTTCTAGCAATAAGTAAGATGACTTCGTTAAACCTTCTCAAGCCTGTATCTTTGTATTTGAAGCCATAGGCAGTTTGGAGTACCGCTTTTTCCCATAGCTGAAGGATGAAAGGCTGACCATTGAATGGCGACTTTGTGTGCTTGCAGAATGTTTCAATGAAGTCAATTCTAATTTGCCCCGGTTTCTTATCGAAGATGTATTTCGGATTGCCTAAGTCTTTTACCAGGTTATCCAAAACGACCTTGAGTTCATTACCGACGATGATGTTCCCTTGTTTGATTTCTTCGTAATACTCAAGTAGGTAGTTCATTAACTGTCAGTCGCCCTTTTCACGAACTCATCAAACTCATCGTCTTCGACATCATTGACACCACCAAGAATCGTATTCAGGGTTTTGATGATGTTTGAGTAAACCGATATCGATTGCAAATAGGCTTTATAGGAAAGAGTTATCCTCATATTCCCCTTGTTGCTGATTTGGGTAGAACCGCTTTTTCTAATCGAGCTTTCCAGTGCATCTAGTTCAACTTTCAGAAATGCTGCTTTTCTAAGCAGTTCATCTACGAGCTTAAGTTTGTATTCATCGCAACTAAAAAAGAGGCCCTTGAGTCTCTCGTATTCGATGTTCGCACTTTCTTTCTTATCCATAATTACCTCCGATATTTGCACTTATTTGCCCTGTGTGGGGCTTTATTCTTTTTCTTGGATAAACAATCAATAAGTATCAAAAAAGCCAACCTGGGCCGTTTGCGTGGCTTTAGTTGGCTAGTTTCTTTATTTGTCGTCATCCATTATTGGTATAGAACTTATAATCTTGTCTTGTTCGTCTTTATTTATCCCGATGCTCTCGAGTGCTTCCCTTGTTCCACAGGTTGGACAAATGGGTGTAAGGTTATCGACTCTTGAGATAGCAGGATGCCCTTTATAAGCCTTGCGACATTTAGGACAGATTTTTAGTTTGTTATCATTTGCCATTTTTGATTCCCACCAAGCTAAATTTGTATGCAGTAAATAAATAGTCGGTGTTGAAACCGAAGTCCTTATATCCACCAATGCAAATATTCATGTAGATGTCGTTTGGAATTCCAAGCTTTCTATCTTCATGCATGATGTATATTAGTCCTTTCGAATTCTCAACATTGTCATCTTTCTTTTTCACTTTGACTTCAATGAGCTTTCGATAATAGAAGGTTGGATAGCCTTCATAGATATCAAGCTTTGATAAGTCATCTTCACTGATTTCAAATACCCCAAGTGGGACTTTGCATCCTTTTTCTTTCTCGATTGTTAAGTACGAGCCCGTCTTGCTGCCTTTAAACATCAAACGGTAGTCATCGAGAACTGCTGTTCCTACCACCTTTGAGTCTTTGCACCTTCTCTTCATTTGGGATAGGTTCAAATTAGAGCCATATGCCAAGTAGTACATTTTCTCCATTGCCGTTTCCTCCTATATTCTAGTCATTGCATTTGTGGGTCTTAAGCCACTTCTGAAACTTGCATCGCCGCTTAGGTTCTTTGTTAACGTCTCCCTTGCGGTCTTGAACTCATCGCCGATGAAACCGAGCCTTAATAACCAAGTTCTCATAGCGTATTTCGGATTCTCGTTTTGTTGTGGTTTGAACGATGCACCTTTGACTTCCTTTGCCATCTCAGATAAAGCCAAGCAGAACTGGATGTATGATTTAAGTTGACCGGCGTGGAGTCCGTTTTGCTTGCCGTTGGATGGTCTTTTGAACTCGAAGCATCTGAACTCGATCGTCCCTTTGGTGAAGGTGGCATGGAAGTTTAGGATGTGGTATCTACTTCTGTTGTAGTGCATCGTTCTTCCGTAGTCTTCATCCTGGCTCTTGTACCATACATCGGCAAATTTGCTCATTGTCTTGGGTTTCTTTTTGTTGACTTCAGTTAGGAATCTTGGATCGACTGTCTTGCAGTATCTATCGATTCGATTGTGGTCGATTCCGAGTGCCTCAATTATCAAGCTTTCGTGACTTGCCATGATGTTTGTAAGGTTTCTTAGCGTCTTTGGCGTATGCCTGTTGGCTCCGATGTGAATGTGAACTCCGCACATTATCGATGCATCGCTTTTGGCACCTGCTTTTCTTAGGATTCTAACAATCTCTTGTAAGTCTTCGATGTCTTCGTATTTGAGGATTGGCGTCACCATTTCGCATTTGTGATAATCGTCTCCTGCAATTGAAACATCCTTTTGAAATTTCCAAATCCTACCTTGATTGTCTTTGCAAGCCCAACTGCTGTAACCATAAAGTGAGTTTGAATCGTAGGCTTGAGTCCCAAAGTACTCGGCTACAAGTCTTGCTGCTTTCTCTCTAGTGATGTTGTTCATCTCGATTTCGACTCCGATGGTTTGTTTCTTCATCTCTTCGATTTGTCTTTCATTTTTTCTTTCATATTCGTGTCCTCCTTGAAGGGTTCTTTTTCCCTTCCTTTTGTCGTGTATATTAATCACTCTAAAGGAACACGATAGCAAGTTTATTGTGTATCTTTTTTATATATCTTTGTTATATAAACTCACCGCTTTTTATAGCTCTTTCCCATCTTTGGAAAGCATCTTGATTTGTCTGATTGTGCCATTATGAAATAAGCCGATTGCATAATCGACAGACTCATTCTCGGACCATTTCAAAGACTTTGTGTAATAGTCGACAAGTATGTTCATTCCAGTAAGCGATGTTTCGTATTTCTCACAAGCTTTGAAGAGCCTATTTCTTTCTTTTGACAACACTTCAAATTTGTCAACTTCAGAAATGAGAGCACAACCGCCCCAAGTGCCATGGATTTGGTTGTTATCATCAATAAAGAGAACTTTACCAATCTTGCCAGTGTATTGCGGTTCTTTCTTCATCTCTAGGATTTTGATATAACTTCCAATCTTGATTTTATCCATCTTGATTACCTCCTTTTCCGTATGTATTAATCGCTCTAAAAGAGTCAAATATCAACTTGTAAGCAAAAGAAAAGAGCAGCAATCAAGCCACTCTTGTATCATCTTGAGTTTACTCAATCCATTTTCCCAACTTTTGAGTTTTCAAAATTTTAGCCCCACGCATTTCTGAGGTAGGGGCGGACGGTACCTTGCAAGTGTTTAGAAAATCGAGACCGGGGGATGGCAAAAAACAAAAAGCCACCGCGAAGATGGCTTCCAACCGACGTATCCCATTCATCGGTTTTAAGTAAAAACAAAAGGAATACCTATATTATTAGCAATTTCAGTCAGTCTCCCAAGGACTACTCTTGAATTTCTTTTTCAAAGACCATTAAACAAAGGAAAAAAAGGCCATCCGAATAATTCTCTATTCTCATAGTATGCAGTCTCCACCCATCATTAGAATATTTGTCTAGGTTCTTTTGAATCTCTTCATTGAAACCATCGCATTTTTTATTAGCAGATGTATTCATAGACTCATCCACTTTCTTGAGAAAACCTTTAAAGTTAAGTGGCTTTACATCTGATCCAAAAGGATTGTATACAACCTGGACGCTCTTGTATTCGTACTTCATTAAAATAGCACCTCTACCTTGCCAGTTATAGCAGTTGTACCACCATAATAATCAGTAAACCTACCCTGATTTACTATTTGCCCACACCCTGAAATACTTAATTTTAACATCTTTGTGGATGTTGATTCTGAGGAAGTTGAATTCTTATAAGTAAGTTCAACATTATAAAATTTGCAAAGTGAAGATCCAACAAAATTCCAAGTGTATACAACAGTACCATAAGCTGCATCACTATTATCTCTCACATAATAAACAGTAATATATGTTTCCCAATTATCCAATGTCAGATCAACTAACGCACCTTTCATTAGATCATCCATCGTCTTTTCGGCTGAGGTTGAAGCTGATGGGTAATAATATCCAACTCTAGAATCTTCCTTTGCACAACTAAACAACAAAAACAATGGCAGTACGCCAAAAAGAAATTTCTTTCTCATATATGATTTCTCCCCTTATATTGGAAATATTATACCATTGAAAAGTTGCTATTTTCATTTTTTCACCATATTCCCATCCGAATCGAAGCAATAGTCTTTAGTATCTGTGAACCTTTCATGTTCTTTATTGTGGCAGTCTTTGCAAAGGAGCAAGAGATTATCTTGATTGATGCTAATTGTTGGATCATCTACATTGTCCGGTGTCAGATGGATTATGTGATGGACTTCGGTTCCGATATTTCCGCACTTCTCGCACCTACCGCCAGCCGAAGCAATCTTCATAGCCCTTGCGATCTTCCATCTGTCGCTTTTGTAGAACTTCCTAATCTTGTCGTACTCGCTTGGCATAGGTCGAATTCATATAGGCTTTGATGATGTGTGCCTTGTTGGTTCTCTCCCACGGAACCTTGATATCGTTTCTTCCGATGTGCCCAAACTCCGCCAACTTCCTATATTGGATATCCTTATTCAAGATTTCCGTTTTCATCGACTTAGGAGTGAAATTGAATAGCTTAAGCACCATCTCCTTAATTTGGCCATCATCGTATTTGGATGTCCCAAAGGTGTCGATGTTAACAGCTACTGGTTTATCGATCCCAATAGCATATGCCACTTGAACCTCGCATTTATTAGCAATACCAGAAGAGACGATGTTCTTTGCCACATATCTGGAATAATAAGCCCCTAACCTATCAACTTTGCTTGCATCCTTGCCGCTGAAAGCCCCACCGCCATGACGACCGATGCCACCATAAGTGTCGCAGATGATCTTCCTGCCTGTGATTCCGCTATCCGCAAACGGACCGCCAATCTCAAACTCGCCAGTAGGGTTTATAAAGATCTTTGTTTCTTTTGTCATCAGCCAACTAGGGATAACCTTATCGATGCATTCTTCCTTGATTACTTTAGTGTAGATATCTCTAGATAAGCCTTTCTTTGTTTGCTGGGAAACAACGATGGCAGTGATTGATTTAGGTTTGTCTTTATCATCATACTCAACGCTTACTTGGCACTTCCCGTCGCTTAAGAACATATCTTCTTTTTTAAGTCTTAGTTCATTCATTTTGATGGTGATGTTTCTGGCTAAGACAATGGGAAGTGGCATGAGTTCTTTATCTTCATTAACGGCATAGCCATACATGATCCCTTGGTCGCCTGCACCATCTCTGTCTATTCCCAAGGCGATATCACTAGACTGTTTGCTGATTTCTTGAATCACTTTGAATTTTGTTTCATCGTATCCCAAATCGTGAAGGGCACTTTTAGCAACCATCTCATAATCCACTTTGGCGTTTGTGGTGATTTCGCCTGCCAATACCACCAACTCGTTTTTGATCAGGGTTTCGATTGCCACTCTTGAGTTTTCATCTTCTTTCAAACATGCATCCAAGATGGCATCGCTGATCTCGTCGCATATCTTATCTGGGTGCCCTATGAACACCATCTCGCTTGTCAGAATCTTCATTTTTCGTATCTCCTTTCAGACTAGTTTTTCCGGGTCTTACTCTCTTGTAGAAATTTCAATCTCGTTGTCGAAGTCATAGATTTCAGAACCTTTTTGTTCAATTCCATTTCTAATGCAAATCACATCATCGCTGTTTCCCTTGGCTTTGACATATCTTCTTACGATGGCCGATGCATACTTCTCATCTAATTCCATAGTGAAACATGTCCTATCAGTCTCTTCACAGGCGATGAGAGTCGTTCCGCTACCGCCGAATAAGTCGATGATCAAATCCTTGGGCCTTGAAGAGTTTTTGATGAGATAGGAAATGAGTGGCACTGGCTTTTGGGTTGGATGGAGTTCGTTTTTCTTTGGCTTATCGAAGGTGAGCACACATTTCTGCTTCCTGTCGCTGTACCAATTGTGGCTCGCACCCTCTTTCCAACCGTAGAAACATGGCTCGAAGTCCCAGTTGTAATCCTGTCTTCCCAAGGTGAACTGACCGTTTTTGCTCCATATGAGCTCTTGTCTGGGGCTGAGTCCGTTTTCTTTGAGTGCGGTCTCGAAATTGATGTGTTCCCTTGTGGCAAAGAACTCATAGATGCAAGCCCCAGGTTTCATCGATTTGGAAATGTTGGAAAACGCCTTGGAAAGGAAAGAGAAGAACTCATCTTTACTCATGTTGTCGTTTTTGATTTTCATCCCCGTACCGCCTTCATAGTCGACATTGTATGGAGCGTCGGTAACGCAAAGGTCTGCATACTTTCCTTCCATCAAAGCATCAACATCGCCAGTCGTGGTATCTCCGCACATGAGCCTATGCCTTCCGAGTTTCCAAATGTCGCCACTTTTGACGAATGCTTCTTTTTCAAGTTCGGTGTCGGCATCGAATTCGTCGTCTTCAGGAAGTTCTTTCATTTGGTCCAGCAAATCTTCAAAGCCGAAGTCGGACATATCGAGCTTGATTTCCCCAAGTTCAATTTTGAGTTTGTCCAAGTCCCAAGTTGAAAGCTCGCTTGTCTTGTTGTCGGCCACGCGGAACGCCCTTATTTGGTCGTCTGTCAAATCATCTGCTTTGATGCAAGGGACTTCTTTTAGGCCGAGCTTAAGTGCTGCAAGTCTTCTGGTGTGCCCGCAAACGATCACATTGTCCTTGTCGATGATGATAGGGTTCTTGAATCCGAATTCCTGTATGGACTTGGCGACAGCATCAATAGCATCATCGTTGATTCTTGGGTTGTTCTCATATGGCTTGATATCAGCTAGATTCATTTGTGTCACTTGCAATTGGCTCATTCAACCATTCCTCCTTCTGTTGGTTCAGTCTTTTCTCCATCAATTTGAGTTCGTCGTACTTGTCGCTGTACTCATTTCCGCAGTGTTTGGTGAGCAAGTAAACGATGGCTTTATAGTTTGGACCTACCATCTTCTTGACCCTGTTGACCTTTCTTTTCTGCTCACCGCTTTTGCCACCATCAGTTATGTCTTGGGTCTCGGTTATCTCCTCATATCCCAAGGCTAGTTTCATCATCGAGTCAATCAGTTCTCCTTTGAGCTCTAGCTTGGGAATCGTGAATGCCTCGTCGAAATCCGGATGTTTCTTTCTCAGTGAGATGACCGTCTTCTCAGAGAGTTTCAAGCTCTTTGCTATCTCTTGCTTGGTGGCTAGATGCTTGATGCTTTTCTTGACGAATGAAATGACATCGTCGAGTTGATTGGTTCTCTTCCACATTTCGTATGTGTCTTCGCTTATCCCATTTTGTTTTCTCCTTTCAAATTCCTGAATATCGCAGCAAGGCAATTTACCACTATCGAGTTGCCAGCCATCTTGTATAGCTGCGTCTCGGATACACCACTAGAGAAAGCGATATCGATATCTTCGTCTTTCCATCCCATCAGTCTCCAGCATTCCCTTGGTGTAAGTCTTCTAAGAGATATGAGTTCTTTTGGATCATCGATTACCACTGCTATGTCGCTTGGCGATGTCTTCAAGGTCGGAATCTTGTCTTTTTGGACCACTCCCCTTTTGGCTTGAGTCCTGTTAGTGTAGATTCCATCTCCTACATGAGCCAAGGCATATCCTTTCTTGGTGTTTTCGGGCACTATCACCACATTGTCTTTTGTGACCGTAGTCAGTGCATTTGTCACCTTGTCATTCCTTACTTCCAGCCTTTGGGAGTATTTGCCGCGTTCGTTCTCTCTGCCACGGATTGCGGAACACACAGGCTCGATGATGAAAGTATCGGTCGCCCTGCTTCCCGGATGGGTCGTGATAGTCCATGCATAGTCATCATCTTTCCCTTTTGGTCTGAATCTCAAGCCGCGTATCAAGCCGTTTCTATTCTTCATCGATGAGAAGCAAGTGATGAGTCTGTCGCTAAGATAGTATTTCTCATCGACATCGCTCTCCAGTAAGTCGCTTAGCTTTGTTTCGAGTGGAACGGTCTCAGGAAAGATAAACTCTTCATTGTCAAGAATGGAGATGCAGAATACCCTTTCGCGGTTCTGTGGCACTCCATAGTCTTTGGCATTCAGCACCTTGTAGAAATTCTTGTATCCCAGGCTTCCCAAGTAAGAGCACCAACTATCGAAGTATGGCTTGAACCTTTTGGAGACGAGATTCTTCACATTCTCCAAAAGAAGATATTTTGGAAGTTCATCACTCTTTTTGGAAATTTCAAGCAGCCTTTGGACTTCCCATAGCAACGAGCTATTGGTACCACTGCCTTTCTCCAAGCCTTTGAGTCTTCCACTGACTGATATGTCGGTACAAGGAAACGAATAGGTCCACATATCGGCTTTTGGGAGTTTCTCTATTTGTGTGATGTCCCCAAGGTTATTTGTTTTGCCGTATAGAGTCTCATAGACCTTGATGGCATATTTGTCTATCTCGCTGATTGCAACTACATCATGAGCGATATTAGCCGTCTCCAGTGCCTTTCTTTGTGCTCCGATGCCGGAGAATAGTTCGATTACTTTTAGCATTGGCTCTTCTCCTTTCAGGGCATGAAAAAAGGCCAAAGACCACTGAGATCCTTGACCTGTAATTTCTTGGCTTTTTGCCTAGTATAACTATACCATACCTAGAGACTATCAAAGACTATTATGAACTATCACTGACTATCATCTTCTGATGAGTCATCAACTTGCGTGGTTTCTTTGATTTCAAGCAGTTCCAATGCGGTCCTATGCCATCTATATACAGTGGCTATAGAGCAATAGCAAAGCGATGCAATCTCCTCCCACTTTTTCCAATCGATGTAGCGGTAAATTAGAACTCTCTCAAGCTCGTCGACATGAATGTTTGAAATAGCTTCTTCAATCTCGGCTTTGGCTTGAACTAGTTCTTTCTCAAGCTTTGACAACTCGGTTTCTGCTTCAATCTTCTTGTAGACCCATTTGACGAAAGGTGCATCGGTATTCCTATTGGGGTTTGTTCCGATTCTCTCTTCGAATGTCATGCCGTTTACCGCATAGCTTCTCTCTTCACAGAAATCGATGTATTCTTTTTTCTTCTCGATTCTAGTTTGGATGTTGTGGTATCTGGAAAGGAACTCAATCTTCTCCATCGTGTGCGTCCTCCGCAATCTTTGGTAGGATGTTGATCTCGATTTGAATTCCCGCCGGTTCATCTGACCACATCTTCTCAATTGTCTCTTTCACCACTTGTGCATCGTCTATCCAGAAACCTAAATCGGTCATGCAGTCTTTTAGCATCTTCTCCAGGTTATCGGTATCGGGTTTGGTGATTTTCCACTCGTTGTGTTTATGTCTGCCTTTTGGGAATCTCCAAGTGCTATGAAGTTCAAGCGGCCCTTCCATTGGTTTGGTTGGTTTGAATGTCCTAAGATGTTTGATGAGAGTGCTCTTGGCTTTTTGAACCTTGGGCGGTTTATAGAATCTAGGCTTTCCGTTCACCACTGAGACCTTCTGCATTTGGGCGGTTGCTCGTGGTGGGTCAAGCAGTAAAAATATTTTCATGTTCGAATTCTCCAATTTTCTTTTTTTCTTTTTCTTTTTTCCGACTCTCGTCGTCGGCAAGGACAGTGAAGACAGGTACCGTAAGGACCAAAGGCAATGCTCAGCCTTTGTCTTTACTACCTGGCTGTCCTTGGGCACCTTGCTATTTATGTAATAAATAGGATTTTTGTCACAAATGTCATTCGCTAGTTTTTTTAGAAAGTTTGACTTTATTTCTTATGATGGCAAACTCAGGATTTTCTTCGATGTAGCGTCTTACTGTCCTTGTCGAAATTCCAAGATAATCAGCCATCACTTCGATCTTCACACCGGTGCCATCAGTGTTGTTGACTTCATAGGCATCCATCAAGCTTTCTTTTCTAATGTCCTTGTGCATAACTTTTGCCTCTGGCTTATCGCCTTTAGCGTATTTACCATCAAGCTCGTTTCCGGCCAAGACATGGAGTGGGTATTTGAACCAGCATCTCCTTGTCTTTGGCTTCTTGAACTCACGGGTGATGAACTCCACTTGCCATGCACTGTCTCCTGAGTCGTCATCCAGATATTGAAGTCTGAATTCTTCATCTAGCTCAAGCTCAATGAAGTCCATGATGGCATCTGGATCACGGGAGAACACGCCTGAACCGCTGCTTCTATCCTGAGCACTCTTATAGCCTTGGGTTCCCTTTGAGTGGTGATGGGCATAAATGATGGTGGCACCTAACTGATCGCAGATCTTATCAAATTGATTGCAGAACTGAGCCATCTCAGTGGCATTATTCTCATCTCCGGTTATGACTTTGTAGATAGGGTCAATTATAAAAACGTCTATTCCCTTGCCTTTGTATTTCTTAACGAGCCTTGGCACAAGCTCATTAAGCGGCTTGGCCTTTCCGCGGAGATTTAACGCTATGATGTTGTCCGATGGATTCTTGACTCCAAGAGATGCATACACATCGATAAAACGTTTGATGGTCGACGCCCTGTCTATCTCGAAATTGATGTAGCAGACCTTGCTTTTCCTGCATTGAAAACCTAAGAATTTGAGACCTTCCGCAAAGCAAATGGAAAGTTCGATAAGTGCAAAGCTCTTGCCCGACTTGCTTGCTCCGCTTAAAAGCAACTTATGACATTTCCTCAGCACTCCTTGTATGATTTCTGGTGCTAATTGTGGTGGTTTTTTGACGATTTCCGATATGTTATCTTCGACTAGTTCTTCCTCGTTTAGTGACTCAATCCAATCATCATAGCTTTTTGGCCCAAGATTGATTCCAAGGAGCGTCTGCTCCATCCCGTTTCTTGTCACTCCTGGCATTCTAGACATCCTGTTTTCATCTTTGTTCTGGGTATCAAAAACGAGCCCTTTGTCTTTCAAAAATGAATATAGGAAATCCAATCTTTGCAAAAACTCAGCCTTGTCCTTGGCATCGATATGAACCACCGCATGGAGGCTTTTCCCACCACTGTATACAAGCGTGGCAATAGGGAGATTGAGTCTTTCATAGGCTTTTCTTTGCTCTTCCAAAGAGATGTCGTCACATTCGATTAGAGTGTATCTATAACTTGTTACATTCTCTTTCTTGACGCCCATTCCATCGATTGGGTTTATTCTTATCCACGCACCAGCTTCCTTTTTCCAATCGCCTATCGTGGCCCCCAAGTCATCCGGGTATTTATCAAGCGAATCAATAAGCTCTTTTTGTGTCCTGTCGAACACCCCGCGCCGTGGTTTCCATTTCCCGTCTTTGTCTTCGAATGAGTCGTTGGTGATGATTCCTACATACTCATCCGGCTTGAATAATGTTTCTAAATATAGTTTCAATTGTTCGGTCGGTGAAATCTTATTCTTTTTGGCTTCTTCGCCATCGCATTCGATCACGTCATCCCACTCCAAAGGCAAATTCAAAGAAGTAATCCTACTAGATAGATATCCATTCTCTTTGGCCATTTGGATGATTGTGGCTCCTGTCACTGGATTAGAAGAGCCTGTGAAACTCTCCCATTTTCTATCGCATTCGCCTTGCTTGTATCTTTCATCGGCTTTTGACCAATTGTCCCACACCGCACACGAAAAACCCTCCTGTTTGAGGGAGAGCCCGACTTTCAGCCAGTCCGTGTATGTGAGTGTCTTAGGATCGATGTAGTTCAATGCTTCCAATATATTGTTTTTGCTTTCCATAATCTTTCTCCTATGGCGTGTATGTCTTTGGATCTATTCCATGTGGGACAAACCATCTATTAGCTGCCATTCGATTTATCATCTTGTTGGCTGAATCAAAGCTCCAAACACCGACATGTTTGAATCCTTTGCTTTCCAAGAACCTTATTTGCTTTGGAGTGGCTAGCCCTTCTAGATAACGACTTTTAAGCTTGTCGATGATGAGAGATGCCTTGCCCGCATTTTCTACCGTGTCTGGCAGGATTCCATGCTTTTCAAGGTAGTCTTTTTGCTTATCGGTAACAGGTCCCATCTCCCAAGGGAATGTAGGTTCGTATCTGGCCAAGTCTTCCGCCTCGATACTGAATGCATATTGGATGGGGTCGACAAGTCCTTTCTTTCTTTTCTTCATCGCCTCAAGCTCTCTGGCAAGCGATTCTTCTCTTTCTCTGACGATATCCTTTTCAACTTGCTCGTTTGCTTGAATCAAGTCGATGCCGACACCGCTAGCAATCATCTTCTTGTCTATTCTTTCAGCGATATCCGAATCTTTGGAAATAAGTGCAGATGGCCTGCAAAGGTTGTGCTTCTCAGTCATCCAAAGGAAATCGAGCAAGAGCAGATCCTTCTTTCCAGTCTCTGGCGATAGTCTCATCCCTCTTCCTACCATTTGCTGGTAGAGTGCACGAACCTTAGTAGGTCTAAGCACGACAACGCAGTCAATCGATGGCTCATCGAAACCTTCAGTCAAGAGCATTGAGTTACATAGGACATCGTACTCACCGTTATGGAAGTCGTTTAGGATCTTTTCCCTATCCTTGGAGGTGCCATTCACTTCAACTGCTCTTAGCCCATGAAGATTAAGTAGTTCACAAAATTTTTGCGAGGTCTTGATAAGCGGCAGAAAGACGATGGTCCTTCTATTCTTGCAGTATGTGAGCATCTCATTGGCTATTTGATTAAGATATGGCTCTAGGGCGTTTCCAATCTCGCCAGCGTTATAATCACCTTGAGATACGTTTACATCCTTGATATCTAATTGGAGTGGGATAAGTTGTGCTTTCACCGGGGATAGATAACCATCTCTGATCCCTTGTGCAATTGTGTATTCGTAGGCCTTGGAGTCGAAGAATTGACCTAGATTTCTTTCATCGCTTCTATCGGGTGTTGCGGTCACGCCCAAGATATTTGCTTTATCAAAATGCTTAAGGATGGTCTGATAGGAATCACTCATTGAATGGTGACCTTCATCCACGACGATTGTCTTGAAATAATCATTTGGAAATTGGTGGAGCCTTTTCTCTTTCGATAATGTTTGAACCGATCCTAAGGTAACTTGCAAGTCACTGCCATACGATGTGTTCTCTGCTTTCTCCAAGGCAGAGTCTAAGCCACTTACTTTTTTGAGTTTCTCGGCGGCTTGGGTTAGAAGCTCCGTCCTATGTGCTAAGACAAGAGCTCTGCTACCATCTTTTATTGAGTCTTCAATCACTTTTGAAAAGCAGATGGTTTTGCCACAGCCGCATGGCAGTACTAATAATGTCTTCTTGTTACCTTTAGACCATTCATTCTCAATGGCTTTTACAGCTTCTTCTTGATATGGCCTTAGTTCCATAATTCACCATCAGAATGGGAGGTCATCAGGATTGATATCCAAAGCAGATGACTCTTCATTTCCTTTCATTTGTTCTTCGTTATAGTCGATGAATCTTTCGACATCGTTTACGGTCTTCTTCTCGCCTTTGCTATTTTCATATTCCTTTGGCTTGAAGTGTGCTCTTCCGGTGGAGCCTAAGACTGCATTCCAGTTCATTTTGAGTTTCTCGCCGTGTTTCTTTTGACCAATGCATCTGAAGAATGAGCAAAGCTTCCATTCCAAGCTCCTGCATAAGAGAAGATCGAATCTTGCCATGGCGATCCCTTTATCGGTTTTTATCTCGACACTGATTGTTGCTTTAGGACAAGATGGAAGCTTTGTTGAACCGGGGAATCTGCCTCTTTCAAAGTTAGTTACCTTGAAGTTGTAGTCCCCTTCATCGAGAATGATGAAATCCCCGTTCTCGTTCTCGATTGAGTCATCCCAATCCATCGCCAAATTTTCATTGTTTAAGTTTTCCATAGTTATTTACTCTCCTTGTTTGATTTGATTGTTTCTAAGATTTTTTGCCAGTTAGGGAATACCCACCTTGTGATGAGCTCGTCTGAGTATTCAGTGTAGTGAATGCTTTCTTTGCATTGCTTTCTATCCACTACGACTTTCTCAAGCTCATCGGGTTTAATGTTTGACTCTTCCATGAGTTTTCTTAGCTTTGCCACATTCTCGCTTTCTTTTGGCTTTAGCATTGCGACTTCTTGAACTGTGGTAGAATCATCCACTTGGTCGAAAAGATGGGAAATTGAGGCAAATTCAAAAGGAATCTCATCTGGCAGATTGAATCTGTTTTTCGCATCGAATGTAGGCTGATGGTTGCAGTAAAGGACTCTCTTATTACCTTGTGCTTTCTTCGATTTGGTTTCAGTTGTGACGACATATGTTTTGTAGTTGCCGAAGAATAGTGCGTCTACCCATTCTTTCATCAGTGGTGCTGTCTGCTTGTTGAGCTTGAGTTCCCATCTGTCGTAAGCACCTTCTTGGTCCGGAAGCTCGAACTTCCTAGGCTTGGCATGAGCTACTAGCATTATGTGTATTCCTAAGTCGTGAACCCTATCTAACAACTTATAGAAGTCTTGGAAAAGTTCCATCAATGCAATGTAGCCTTTGCCATATGCCCAGTCTTCGATTGAAGATTTGTGGTTCTTCTCGCATAAGTAGTCGATTCCGTAGGTCTCTAATTTGTCCATAGTGTCGATTACGAGCGTCTTGCAGATGGTGGGGTTATCGATTACCGCTTTGATCACATCGATTGTCATTTGCCAGTTTGTGACCACCACTCTTCTGCAGTTTCTTATTCTCCCCGTTCCGTTTTCGGTGTCGATCGTCAGCGAGTTCGGCGCTTGGGAGCAGAAAGTGCTCTTTCCATATCCTTCAGGTGCATAAAGGCCTATCTTCAAAGCTTCCTTGGTCAAGCCTTGTGTTATTTGAAAATTGAATGCCATATATCTATTTCTCCTTGTTTTCGTTTGGTTTTATTTCTTCTCTTGGATCATCTATTGGAGCGATTGTTTCAGTTCCGTTTGAGATAGTTATCAACGAACCTAGTAATTCGCTCATCTTTTGTTTTCCGAGTTGCCTTTGGACTTCGGTTATTCCCAGGACCTTTGGCTTTGAATAGGCTTGATAACCATTGGCCAAAAGGATCTCTGCTACTTTCTCGGAATCGGTGAATGTTCTCTTTGTTGAGCCATAAACCAGTTTGAATCCTTTGAATTTGTGCCCGTTGTGGAGCCTTTTGATAGCTTGCTCTTTCACATCATCTACAAACTTGGAAATGTCATCCAGCTTGGGCAAGAGCTCTTCTATTTGCTTGTCGCTCATGAGACTTGGCTCTATTTTCTTGTCGATGATGCTCAGATTCTCTTCGGCTCTTTTAAGACATAAGCCTTTTCCAGGGCACCACTTGCACATCTTGTTTGGCACTGCTTCAAGGTCTTTGTCGAATAATCTTTCAATGCCGGGTTTTAAGACACTTGATTCCCAATTCTTGAATTCTTCGATTGTAAGTTCCATCTCGCTTACTGAGTTCATTCTCTCTTGGTGGATCACGAACCTGATGTTCTTGATGGGATAAAGCGAGCCATAGTGATAAAGGACGCCTGAGCAATAGGCACCAAGCTGTGGCAGAAGCTCAAACGAGCCATCATCGTGGCTTGTCCCGGCTTTCTTGATGATTCTCCCGGTCTTCAGGTCTTCGATCACAAGCGTGTCGTTTGAGATGTAACCGAAGTCCAACGTCCCGATCATCTCGCATTCTTTGTTTGGAATCAGATAGGATAAATCGAGTGTGGTCTCAATCAGAATCAATGGCTCAACGCCCGTTCTTTTCTTCTCGTATTCGATGTCTTTGATGACGGACTTTGCATAAAGATTCGCCAATCTATCCATCTCATCGTCATAAAGGCTTAGTTCCTTGATTACTTCATCGACCGACTTCGTCTTTTCATCGAATTCGCTGAGATTCAAAGCGTTTCTGATGATTGTCTCCCCTAGCAAATGGACTTGCGAACCGTATAAAGCTTCTGCTCCGGGTTCGTCATTTTCTTGGACTGCAAAGAACTCGCTAGACATCGGGCAAATAAGCTCAAGCTCGAGTTTTGACGGGCTCACTCTTTTAGAATGGATGTCTGTCGCCATAGTGGATTTCTCCGCATCTACCTAATTTCTTGATTAGGATTTCTTTCGCTAGATCCTTGCTGACGATGCTGATGAGAGCCAAAAGCTCGGCCATCTTCTCGTCACTAAGGTTTTTTTGGAAATCTCTAGCAGGACTTCCTTTTGGAATTTTGTTTTCCATATGAGTACCTCTTTCTGAAAAGGCGATTTCCTTTCCGAGTGTTCTATGGAGACCAAAATCGAAAGTCGGCAAAGCATTATTCATAGTTTTTCAAGAACTCCTTAATTAGGTTGATGAGCCTTGTGTGCCTGTAGCGGATAGTTCTCTCCGGTATGTCGGTCAGGATTTTATGTATGCTGGCATCGCTTATACCATCGTTATCAAGCAACACTTCGATGATTCTCTTGTCCGTTTCGTCTTGCTCATTCAACAGCTCGAGTAAAGCTTCATACTTTTCCTTGCTTTCATATTGTTCAGATGGCGTTGGTGTGCTTGTGTCTTCTACATCGTGCTTGCCTTCATCCTGATCCGTTGGGTCGTATTTGAAATCCAGCGATATCGGTGAGCCCGTTCTTTTGTAGTCAACTTGTCTATCTGGGAATCTTTCATCCCAAAGATAAGGGCAGTAATTGCAGTCTTGGTATGTGCATTTCTTAGGTTCGTACCTTATGCCGCGTTTCTTCTCCGCAATCTTGAAATTGCCCCTTGTCCCCTTTGGCGGGACTATGTAGTTCCCGGGGATTATGCATCTTGATTCCATATCCTTGGCTACTTGCTCTTTTCGGTATTCGTTTCTCCAGAAATAGGCTTCCTCGAACGTCTCCATCTGAAACCATCTTTTATCCGTGTCTATCTCGAATGGTGCGCAGGGAACTGCTATCCCGTTTTCGTTGCCAGGAATCATCATCGGACTTGGATATCCGTAAAGATCCGGTCTTGAGTTTTTGATACCTAGTGGTATCGTTCGTTCTTCTCTCATTTGAAAAATCCTCCGTTTTTGAGATTTGTGTTTTCTCGAAACAGAGGACTTTCCGTAATCTGGGCATGATGAAAAGACGGATATCAAAGCCTCGAAATCTTAGGTTTGTTCCCTGTTTCGATTGTTTGAATCCGCCCTTTCCCAATAAAGGCCGATTGCTATAGATTTAGGTTTCTTGGCTGAAGTTTAGGACAGTTTGTTGCAACGCTGAAGTAAGCCACAAAACCTAGATGAATGCGTAGTTTTGCTTCATCTGTTTATATTTTAAGTTAGGTTTTAAGCATTAAAAATTACAGCCAGCTGACAACGACTGACATAGAGCTGACAAGAATTCTAAAAAGTGATATTAATGGTAAAAATTCAGCTTTCTTTTATTTGAACTTGGCTTTTATTGAGTTCTATTTTGCCTTTCGATAGTTATCGATTTGTGTTTTTGTGCTTGCTGTGATACAATTGTAAAAAAGAAAGTGAATCAGACATCATTGGAGGGATAACGGTGAGTTTTTCGTACAATAAGCTTTGGAAATTGCTCATAGATCATAAAATGTTGAAAAAGGACCTTGCTGAAAAGGCAAACATCAATGCCACCACCATGGCTAATATGGGCAAAGGCAAAGCTGTCAGCTTGGAAACCCTGGGTCGCATATGCTTGGTTTTAGACTGCAACATAGGCGATATAGTTGATTTGGTCAAGTAGGGATAATCGTTCGGAGGTGATTGAAGTTGAAGAAGCTTTGCCTTGGCACCTTTCTAAGAATCCTTTGCGATTCGAAGTTAAATACCGCAAAACAATATGTCTTGATAAACAATCTTTTGAAATGTGCAAAAAGCAACGTTGACTTTTCGGACACAACTTTCCAAGGACACCTTTTATCAGGCTCACACAATTTAACTGACTATGAAGATATATTTACCTTTGACAAAGAGGAATTGAAAAATAGAATCAATAAAAACGTCGAGCCGTTTTTCAATCATGATGGCAAAAAACTCGTTGTTATATGTATTCGTGATGTTTTGAAAGAAGACACAGATATCGATGATGGGGATTCCATTGGATTTGAAGATGGATACACAAAACAAGACATTATCTATAAGCAAATTTTCAGTTTCTCTGAACTTATAGCAAATGCGTTTTATTACTGCACCACTCAAGTTGAAAATCGCCCATATAAAGATAGAATCAAAGAAATAAAGGATTATCCAAAAAAACAAATAGGCAGAATCGATGAAATAGAACTTGAAACAGCACAGTCAACAGTTCAATCAAAGGTTGAGATCACGATTGATCAAAGCTCGTTCAAGACTATTTTTAAAGAGATAAAAGATATTAGGCTTTCACTTCCAAATTCAAATGATTTAAAAATATATAGGTTAGATGTCGTAAATAGCAAAATAGATTATTCTAATCTAGAGAAGTATATCCTTACCAATATTGGCAACTACATATACTGCCGTGGAAGAATGAATAGATACACGCTCACATCCGACTCAATGGTTCTTGCAAAAGAGGCCATATCAGCATATAAGAAGAACACTAAGCTGAATCCGAGTACTAATCATTTCAATGAGATAATGCTCTATTCATTTTTGGAATGTGTCTTAAACGCTCCTAAGATTTTCTCGAAGATGGAACTCCAAGAGCATAGTGCGACATATGACAGCTCTTCTTCAGGGATACACATATTGTCCTATAAGAAAGATGGCCATTTATATAATCAATTTGTCTATGGTGCAACTGGCACGGTGGACACTTTAGAATCGGCAGTTGATAATGCTTTTAGCCAAATTCTAAATATCAAAGACCATATTGATAATGAATATGAATTAGTCAAAGAAGATGTGCTCAATACCAAATTCGACTCTGAAACAAATAAAGCGTTAGAGAGCATCATAATGCCAAGCAAAGGATTCTCCAAAACACCGGATAACGCATTTGGAATATTCCTAGGATATACTGTCGGTCTAGAAGAGCCTAATAACGAAGAATACCAATCCAAATTGGAAGCTAAGCTCGATGATGACATAAAGGAAATCGCCCCATATATTGAAAGCAAAATTGCCAAGCTTGGCTTATCTAATTATTCTTTCTACATCTATATCCTTCCTTTCAATGATGTGAGAATCGACAAGGATTTGATAATGAAGAAAGCATTGGAGTGAAGACAATGAAACCGAGATATGCGACACTTGGTGAATCCATCTACAGCAAGATTGATAGAAATGAATATCTTCACGAGCTTTATGAAACCATCTTATACAATTATTCAATGACCTTGATTGGTGATTCGAAGAGAAAAAAGCCAATAAAAAAAGAGCACGCACTGCGTTTTGCAGACATACTCTCGAAATCATATGGAACGCCTAACTCTGAAAAGCATCGTGCTTGGGCTCAGGAGATAGTTGCTCTTTTGAACGCTATTTATCCGGATGATGCAAGCGTGAAAGCCTATGCCACTTCTATCCTTTCTACAATTGGAAATTACCACGGATTGGAGCTTATCAAAACCAGATATAAGAACATCTCTTTCTTGGATGATTTATTTGAGTCCTTTGACTTGGAATATCTGAAAATACCACATCAAGAAAACATGTATTTCTTCCATCCGCAAAAGGAAATATACGACCATCTAAACGACTCAGCTTTCTCGTATTCCGGCCCCACTTCTCTCGGCAAATCGCTGATAATGAGAATGTTCATTAAAGACAAAATAGTCAACGGATTTAAAGGTAACTTCGCCATACTTGTTCCTACCAAAGCATTGATAAGCGAGATATCAACAAGCATCATTAATCAAGACTTAAAGGAAGAACTGGCAAATAAAGGATATAAGGTTGTCACTTCTGGTAATTCTTTATTTTTCAAGCAAGATAATATCAACTACATAATGGTAATGACACCTGAAAGAATGCTATACGCTTTGATGTCTTTTCCACAAATGACTGTTGATTTTCTCTTCATAGATGAAGCACACAAAATTGGCGAGAAAGACGGAAGATCAACTTTTTATTTCAAGGTTGTCGATATGCTCCTTCAAAGGGAAAAGAAACCACGAATCATATTGGCTTCACCAAATATTCCTAATCCAGAAGAATATTTGAAAATCATTCCAAACGGTCAAAATTTAAAAACCGAGTACCTGAAGACGTCATTCACGCCTGTCAGTCAAATGAAGTATGTAATTGATACAGTAAGTCATGAATTCAAGGTTTATAACGAACATTCCATCAACAAAGAGAAATTCATAAAGATATCTGATATTGATGAAAACTATGAAACAATTGATTTGATAAAAGAGATTGTTAAAAGGCAAGAAAACAAATCCAATCTAATCTACTGCTCAGGCAGACAGAAGGCCGTCGAATTGGCTAGAGCATTTGCCGAAAACATACAGCCGTTGAATGATCCAGTTCTTGATAAAATAGCCGAAGAAATAAAGGACGAGATACACACCGATTATTATCTGGCAGACTTAATAACGAAAGGTGTTGCTTACCATGTCGGCTATTTGCCTATACATATAAGAACTAAAATTGAAGAACTCTATAGAAAGAGATTGATTAAGACCATATTCTGCACTTCTACTCTCATCGAAGGCGTGAATCTTCCTGCTGATAACTTGATAGTCATTAAATGTAGAATGGGCAGCAAAGGGAATATGAGCCAAATTGAGTTTAGAAATCTTCTTGGTCGTGTCGGAAGAATTCAATATAACCTTTATGGCAATGTCTTTATTATTAGGGATAGGCTCACTAGCGAAAAGACGATTGATAAACTACTAGTCAAACCCGTGGAAAACCAACACATTGCTTTGATGACTGAACTTTCAAATACTGAGAAAGAATATATAGTAAGTCAATTCGCCAAAGGCGATTCACAGCTAAGAGCCATGGATGGTCAAAACAATGAGCAATATGAATTCATGCGTAAGACCGGATTGATTCTTTTGAAAGACATCACTTCTGATAGAGATAGCGTCGTTAGAAAACAATTTGATGGTTTCCTTGATGAAAATAAAATCCAAGCAATTAAGAATCGTTTTTCAAACGCAACCAAAGATAAGCCAAAGCCAGATGACGACATCAATGTTTCCGTTGATCAAACCACGAACTTGATCAATGCAATAAATAACGGCTTAGAATATCCACAGCTAGTCAATGGAAGAGTCCAATATGATGATTTGGTGTATTTCCTTAGAAGACTGAGAGATATATTCAAGTGGGATATTTATGAAAAAGACACACTGGGATATGGTGAAAGATTCAGATATTACGCAGTTATTTTAAGCCGATGGATTAACGGCTATGGATTGGCACTACTTTTGAAAGATACTCTTGAATACAACGAAAGGAATCATTGCTTTGTTCAAATTAACAGGCAATCTGTACCTTATGATGGAAGCCAAGAACATAAGAATATAGTCATTGGTGATACTTTGCAGATTATCGAGAATGTTATTCTTTTTAGCATTGCCAACTATTTTTTAAGGTTCTCAACTGAATATAAAAAGCTTAAGACTAATGGTCAGCCTTTCAATAATGATTGGTATGAATATGTCGAATATGGATCAACAAACCCTTTGACTATCTTCTTACAAAGAAACGGATTGAGCCGCGAAGCTTCAGACTACATTCGTCAGCATCCAGAATTCATAGCTCGTACCAAAGATGGATATAAATTGAAACGAAACATACTGGAATGTAAAAAAGATGCCATCCGTGATGAGTTGAATGACATCCAATTTAATATACCTGAGTTGTTTGTGGAATAATATATTCTACCAGTTACTTTTTTTGTGTTCTTTTATAAATTTGAATAACATTGTTGCTAATGCATAGCTAACATTTACAGTTACTGCATTTCCGAATTGTTTGTATGCTTGGCAATCAGACACTACTTGAACCCAATCACTTGGAAATCCTTGAAGCTTTCTACATTCATTAGGTGTTAATTTTCTAATATTAACTTTATTTTCTCCACAGTGTCTTTTGAAATTTATATCATCAGTAACATAGTTATCTTGACTTGCACGATGCATTTTAGCCATAGTGGCAGTTAAAGTTTTAGAAATAGGTAAATCAATGGTAGGCTCTACTATGTAATTTTTTGTTCCTCTTCCCATAATTGTTTTAACAATAGTTTTAGATAAAAAATATTTTTCTGGAACATCTTCATCTAATAAATCTTGTGTAGTAACTAACAATTTTTGAATCGGTGGCCAAGGGAGATCTTTTTCCTTTACATCAAAAAATTCTCCAGAAAAAGCAACTATATAGCAACGATTTCTCCTTTGAGGGACTCCATAATCTTGACTATTAAAAATATGGTGAAATGTTATATATCCTATATCATTAAGCTCCTTTATTATTCTTTTAAATGTTTTACCATTATCATGATTCATGATATTTTTCACATTCTCTAATACAACAACTTTTGTATGATGCTTTTTAATGATATCTTTAATCTCGAAAAATAAAGTTCCTCTGCCTTCTTGATCCTCAAAACCTTGTAATTTTCCTAAAGTTGAAAATGGTTGACAAGGGAAACCACCAATTAAAACATCATGATCAGGAATATTGACTTTTTCTTCTCTTATGTCACCACAAACGATATTGTTGCTAACATTTGCCTTATATGTTTGACATGCATATTTTTCAAAATCATTTGCCCAAATAATATTAAAGCCAGCGTACATGAAACCTAAATCAAAGCCTCCAATACCAGAGAAAAGACTGACTGTTTTATATTTAAGTTTTTTTGGAGTTATTCTTTCCATATTCTAATCTCCTATTACCTTTATAATTTCCTTAGTTATAGCCATTAAAACATCTACAACAATAGAATTTCCACTTTGCTTATATGATTGAGCTCTTGAAACAACAATTTTAAAAGAGTCTGGAAAACCCATTAATCTCAACGACTCTCGAGGTTCTAAAGCTCTTATATGACCATTTGTTGTTACATAATTGTTAACACTAGCTCTATGAGTGTTCCCTTGAGTACTTAATATTGCTCTGGCAATTGGCAAATCAATTTCAGCATCTTTATGATAAAAATTTTTAGTTCCTGGCGACATAACATAATCTACTAATTTTTGTGATAAATATTTTTCAACTTTCTGACCACCTTTAGTTAGAATTATTTTTCCATTTTCGTCAAAATTAAAATTTCCATCTGCACAATTATCCAGTAAAAAGTCTTGCATAGTAAATTTTAATCTTTTTTCTTTAGGAAAATCAAAATTATCACAAGCAGATTGAGATTTAAAGCCGACAACAAAAAGTCTTCTTCTTCCTTGAGGTATTCCATAGTTTCTTGCATCAAGAATTTTCCATTTTATATGATAGCCCAGTTCTGAAAAAACATTTTGCATGGTAGCCCAAGTTTTGCCTTTATCATGAGTTAAAACACCATAAACATTTTCGTAGACAAAAACAGTAGGTTGGATTTCTTTAACTAAGCGAACATATTCATAAAAAAGAGTGCCTCTAGTATCTTCAAATCCACCTCTTGCACCCGCTATTGAAAAGCTTTGACAAGGGGAACCACCTACAAATAAATCAACTTTATTTTTGAAATCATTTCCATCTAATAATTTAACATCATAAAAGAAATTATCGTTTTCAACTTTGTAATTAGCTAAATATGATTTTTCAACGAAATTTTGTTTTCTACTATGTTCCATATATAATTTTTGAACATAATCCTTTTTTTCTTTAATAGAAGAAAGCTTTCTTACTTTTTTAAGTTCTTTGTCAGTATCAATATCAATATTGATATCACCATTATCACAAGCAAATATAATTTTATGTTTTATTCCTAATCTTATAAAAGCTTGTTCAATTGCACCAATACCACTAAAAGCAGTAGCTAATTTTATTTCCATAGCTTGACCTCCTGCGGTTAATTATATTTTACCCTGCGTCCTTTTAAAAGTATACCTGTTTTTCACAAAAAAAGCAACCTCATTTTAATGAAAGCTGCTTCTATTATAATAATTATTTTTTTCTTATTTGCTCTAGACTTTCAAACACTCTCCTATGGTATGTTAAGTATTCCATTCGTTTTTCATTTAAAATAGGCTTAAAAATAGGCTGCAAAAGTAGTAGTTGTTGTTTTAATCGAATATCTCCATCTAATAAAAAAGAAAAAACCAATTCTTTATTTTCATTAATTGTTATTAAATGTTTATCAAACAATGCATCAGCATTTGCACATAATAATAAACCATTATTAATGTCATATTTTTCTTCATTTTTCGTATTTGGATCACTAAAACCTTTTATATGTGACGCAATAAATAAACTACCTAGTTCCTCAAAATTGGCAGTGATATATGTGAATGGGCAAAACACTTGATTCGTAACTTGAGTATAACCCATCATTTCATTTGCAAGCATCTTTCTCCATGCTGATTGTTGCTGCCTTGTCACCTCATCATCTAGGTTGTCTACTTCAATAGCATTTTGCTTATTTGTAATTTGATTAATTAATCTATTTCGAATTTTTCTTTGATAGTCCTCATACGATTTATTTGACAAGCCTAATAACGAGTAAAAAATAGGATTCTTTTCTAACAAAATAAACATATTTTTTTCAATAGAATTGAGTTCGAACAATAATATAAAGGTGTCGCCCTTAAACATATGATGTCTAAGTTTATGAAATTCTGCATCTTGTTCCATACCTAATCCATGAACAGCGACATGTAACTGGATATCTGTGAATAGACCACTGCTCTTTTTAATATCTAGATCATCGAATTTCCATGATTTTAATTTCTTTCCATCTATGTTTCGTCCTAGCTTAGAAAAAATTTGTTTAGTATATTTACTTGAAAAGTATTCCAAGTTATCATTTACAAGTCTTACATTCATATAGTCATTAATTAAATATGGAGATGTTTCCCTTGGATCTGGAAGTCCAACAATGCGATACAATTCTTTCTTTAACCCTATACAACTTTGATGGGCAGTTTGAAATGGCTTGCCAGTCTGCTGCTCAATATCTAACATTTCACTAGTACTTATATAATATAAAAAATTATTAGCATGAGAATTTGGATGTGTTGCTTTTCCAAATGTCGCTAAATCTGAATGAGTTAAATATTTATAAAAAACTACAAATCTTGAACCTTTTTTAGTCTCCATATAGTCATACATATTTGTAGAGATATGAGCTATAAAGTCTTTACATTTATCATTATCATCAATTATAAAACTATCTTCGTTTATAGGCATAATATCACCTCCAAAAATAACATAAAACTAGGATAAATAACCCTATTATGCCTTTATTTATTAATTTTATCATATATGAATAAATATTAATATATGTTTACAATGGTTTCTCTCTCAACCTTTCATTTTTCTAGTAGGTCTTTCGTGTTCTAGTAGGATGATAATTTAATAAAATTTATAAAAAACTGATCTTTTAAAGATGAATTGAAGTCAAAAGAACAATAATAATTACTCAGAAAGCCCCTAACTAAGCCACTTTTAGAGAAAAGAAAAAAAGAAGTGACATTGTATCACTTCTGTTGTTGCAATATGGTGCCTGCGGCCGGAATCGAACCGGCATGGCTGTTAACCGATGGATTTTGAGTCCATTGCGTCTACCAGTTCCACCACGCAGGCATATAATTATTGTATCAATATGCATAATGATAATCAAGCACAAAAATTTTCTTGATAAAATCTTTATTTGCGCAGTAAAGTGTAAAGTTAAATTCCATACCTAAAAACCCACAACTGGAAATAAGTCTTACAAGAAAAGTT